GTTCTGGCAGACGGTTCTCGTACCAAAGTTCCGTTTGGTAAAATTAGCCTTGAAGAATTGGGAGAAGATTCTGAAATCAACATCAACTATGACAATGACCGTCATTTGCTCCTTATTAAAGGACAATGCCAGTTCAAATACCAGTCATTAATTGATGACATTGTTGACAGAACTAAAGAGCTATTGGCATCAGAATCTATCTACAAAAACCAGGCTTTGGAAATCAGCAATCTGTCTGAACCTACTATCATGACACTTGCCGGCATTGAGAAACAATTCATGGTTCTTTCTAAGAAGACTGAATTTGAATTGCAACCGCTACGCTCAAGAATCTTGTATCCAGAGAAATGTCTGGCTAAAGGTATTCCATTGAAGTATGGTTGTTTGCTGGAAGGTAAATATGGTACAGGTAAGACCTTGCTGGCATTTAAGCTGGCTAAAGATGCTGTAACAAACGGTTGGTCATTCGTGTATTTGAAGAATCCTTCTCTTCTTGCAGAAACTCTGCGCATGTGTAAAGTTGTTGACCGTTCGGGTCATGGTGTTGTCGTATTTGTTGAAGATATTGACCAAGTAACTAGAGGTAACAGAGATGCTGCAATGCAAGACATCCTGAATACTCTGGACGGTGGTGATACCAAAGATATGAACGTAATCACCTTGTTCACTACTAATCACATTGAATTGATTGAACCTACCTTCTTGAGAGGTAAGAGAATTGGTTCTGTGATTACCATGGACTGTCTGGACGCTGAAACTGCGGAGAAATTCATCCGTTCTACCTTCACCGCTGAAGAAGGATATACAATCGACGATGATTTGAGTGAAGTATGTAACTACATTCAAGAAGCTGAAATTGCTCCGGCATTTATGGCTGAAATCGTTGAATCAACCAAATCCAAACTTATCTTTACAGAAGAAACCCATGTAACATCGTTCCATATCAAAGCTAGCGTTGAATCTTATCAACGTCAACTTGGACTTGCATCCAAGAAAGCTGTTGTGGAAACTCCGGCTGAAAGATTGGTAAATGCTCTCAAACTCGTTCTGGGTACAGAGAAGCTTGAAGCAATTACTCAGATGTGTGAGTATGAGTGGGAACTTGACCGTAAGGACTATTCTACGGAGAAGAAAGACAACAAATAAACCTTGGAGGGCGAGAGCAATCTCGCTCTCCTTTTATTAACAACTAAATGAAACATTTATTGATACTCCTATTAGTCTTATTAATGTCTGCAACTAAGGTGGATAACACACCTAGAGACTTTCATGTAAGTATAGTAGGAGAAGAGAAAGTAGAACAATTTGAATCCAAATTCCCTCAAATAGTTAAGGACGAAGCCGTGTATATTGCATATCTTCAGCGATACTATAGAGGACATGAAGATGAATTTATCAATTTGATGAAGTAACAATGGGGTAGTGCTGGAATTGGCAGACAGGCTTGGTTTAGGCCCAAGTGCCTTCGGGCGTGTGAGTTCGAGTCTCACCTACCCTACTAGATTATTAACTATTAAATGTATTTAATTATGGTAGAAACTTTAAGTGAGCTGCTTGAAAATGCAGCTAACGTAGCAGAGGACAACGGTGGTAAGCTTTCAATAGCAAGCGCAGCAGTATTAATTGCTGAAGCTTACGAGTTAGGAATGGATAAAGCAACTAAATTACTGACAGAGGATGCCAACAATTGTTGATATGAGACCGCCAACTAACACTTTCAGACATGCAACTTTGATAGTAATATGGCTGGTGGTGTGCTTAGTAGGACTAGGAGGATGTAAATCTAACCTAGTTAAAGAAACCTGTATTGACAAACCTGTGTGGACTACAGTAGTTGCTAAGGACTGTTATACCGAAACAGTTAATCAACAGACGCATACTGTATATGAGCTTACACTAATAGCTGACGGTAGAGACAATCAGTTTAAACTACGTGTAGACAAACCAACCTATGATAGAGCTTTTATTAATAACAAGCCTAATAGGCTTAGCTTTAATCTTAATAGAAGTGATTATGGGACTGGTTGGGAACCACTAATTGTTGCATTATACTTCATTATGCTCGTTGGCGGGCTAGCTTGTGTGATAATTGAAGGTATAAAATACATGATTGATATTAAAGAACATTTATCATAGTATGGAGAAATTGAGTGCAGATGCGTTACGTTTAGCCTTAGTAACAGCATCTATGGAGTACTATAAGAAGTACGTAGAAGGCAATCAAGACTTTGACAATTCCGAGCAAATCAAAGAGGAGCTTGATAAGTTGGAAGCAGCAGGTCTGGGTGGAACTAAGAATGCAGATACCCTTAGGACTATTCTCGAGTCTAAGAAGTATAAGTCAGCTTTAGGTCCAGAGAAATTAGACCTGAAGAAGGTTAACGAAATGACATCCTGGATTAAAGAATCGTATCCTGATGCACTGGTTGTGACTTACGAGGATTTCTTTGCAATCCTGAAGAAGTACAATTTGTATTGTGGTCCAATATCGACCTTCAGCGGATTCATTCCAAGTGAGAATGTGTCACAAATAGCAAAGGCTTCTAACGCTTTGAACTCTTTAAATCTTAACTACGTCAGTTGGGTTGAAGCTGCGAGAATAGATTCAAGAATGTCTAAGGACATGACCAAACGGCTTGTTGAGTATTTCTCTAGATTCCCATTTGTATTCAAAGGTATTGACCGTGGTTATCAGTACATGAGGTCTATAGGTGGAAGTTATAAGGAGGAAGATTACCTACATCTTGGCACCTCATATTTAGACCATAACACTTGGCTAATTGCAGCGCCTTATGATACTATGGAGAATAATATTCGCATAGAAATCTTCTCTAAAGCTGAAGAAGACCGTAAAAGAAGGTTAGAAGACCCAATAGTATTTAGGGCTACCAAAATAGGTATTGTTATCGTGTCTATGTGGGGAGAAGAAGCATCAGACAGCATGTTCGATAAATACCGATAAACATGTAATCCACCACTTAAATGTGAGCAGGTGTAGAAATGACTATAGGGCTATTTCAGTTTAGCAGACGTGCTATTCCATAGATTAGCTGACGTCAATAATTGGTAAGGCAGCTCACAGCCCTACCAGGCGGATTATTAATGGCGAGATAGCTCAACTGGTCAGAGCGTGATACTCATAATATCAAGGTTGGGTGTTCGAGTCACCTTCTCGCCACATTATTAATTAATACTTAAAAATTATGTTTGTAAAATTTGTAAAAGATGATAAGACAATAGAGGAAGTATCAATTTCATCAGAGATGATTCCATTTCCTACTGATATAGTAGTGTTAGAAGCTGGTAAATTCACCGTAGAATCTAGAGAATATGATATACTTGATGGAACTTGTACAGTTATATTAGACCAACAAATTACCTGGACAGAACATCCTCAAGAGTATAGTGATGCAATGCTTGCATACAGGAAGCGTTGGAATAATACAATTGATTTGTCATGTGAAGACTTCTTTAAGATGAAACAGTTTGTACAGACTGGTTCCAAACTGCAAGCAATTAAGCATGTAAAAGAATCTGCTAAATGTGGTTTAAAAGAAGCTAAGGATTTTGTTGACACTTATTGCGATTACGTATTATGAGGTGGTTGTATCATATCCTAATTAATTGGATAGACTTAGTAAGAGATTGATATGGAAACAGCATTAATGATTACTGTAGTCATTGCATTTGTGGCTGCATTAATAGCTATGTTACTAACTATATGGGATTGTGACTTTAAATGGGTTAAGATATTCTTAAGTGTAGCTGCTATAAGTACTATAGGAATGATAATTGTAGTTGTAATTAAGGTCATGATGTCAGTATAAGGGTATGGCTGGATGTCGTAATTGGTAACCGAGGTAGACTTAAACTCTACTGGGCATTTGCCTGTGCGGGTTCGACTCCCGTTCCAGCCACTAATAATTAAAGGAAGGAGGATTTATGAAAGAACTATTAGAACAGCTAAAAGAACAGTTTGCAGGAAATGAAATTATGACTGCTGTTACTGATACAGTAGAGAAGGCATATAAAATTGGATATTCTGAGGGATTTGCTGCTGGTGAAGAAGCAATGAAGAATCTAATTGACAAGTTAACATCACCTACAATATCTAATTAATATGACTATAGAAGAGTTCCTGCGCAAAATAGTTGAGATTGATTTAACTCAAGCTCAACACGTGTTCCATGATTGGGATGCTGCTCTGGAGAATTATGCTATTAGGTATAAGAAACACGGTTCACCCAATGTAGTTAGGTTATTAAAGATTGCTAACTCATTGGGTGAACTTGTTGATTTATATAGGGGAGTAGTGCTAAGAAGATATCCAATGACTATAGCTTCGTTGAATAGTAAAACTGTCAGATATAATGAGTTGATATCTTACTATAACTACAAGAATGGGCAAGAGTTAACCTTGTTTGAAAGGATAAGTAATGGCTCTACCATGGAAGAGAGATTAAACTTTGTATATTTAATGTCTAAAGCCGATGCATTACAAGGAGAGACTATTGACCGAAGGAAAATCCTTCAGAACCTCAGAGAAGGGAAACTCTATGACTCCTCTAATCAAATCTGGCCAAGAGCATGTCTTGAGTCCTATAAATCTTAGCGATGTAGAGGTAGGTGATATAGTATTCTGCAAAGTTAAAGGTAGATACTATACTCACTTAGTCAAAGCTAAGGGAGACAGAGGAGTTCTTATAGGCAACAATCATGGTAAGATTAATGGGTGGACCAAATCCGTATTTGGTAAAGTAACTAAAATACTATAACATGAGTGAACGAAGACTTAAACTTGGTCATAGGAAAGAGTATAAACGTAAAAGCAAGCATACTCGTAATCCAAGCTACTATCCTAGACACCTTACTAAAGTGACGCTAGCTGATTTTGATGCTGATTTCAATTTGAGAGTATCTAAAGAAGTGGCAGCGCAGAGAGGATATGGTAGAAAGGTATTAGACAAAAGTTGTCATATAGCTTGGGACCACGGCTATGGATACGTTAAAGAATCTAGGATTGTGAAATTCATAGCCAAGTATGTAGGTAAGCCTTATAAAGAGCTAGCCAAAGCCTGGAATGAGTGGATTAAGCCAATTAAGAATACTGACAAAACTGAATACCTAGACGACTACTTCACTGATTATAGGTGGAGACAGGCGTTCTTTAGAGTTGATGATAATGGATTAGTACAATCTGTTGAGCAGACTCCTAGAGGTCGTCGATACAACATTAGTACTAAGCAATGGAAGGAGAACAGGAATCATGCTTTGCCCAAGTTTGGTAAGATTGCTAAACCTCATAAAGCAGCAGACTATTATGATTACTGTTATGGATTTGCCAATTCTAATCCTGACTCCAATGGAACAGACTCTGACTTTTATAGACCGAGGTTGCTAGGTCATTATTGGTGTATGGTTAATGGTACTCCAGTTGAGTTGCCAGTATATCATGTGCGTGATGCTCGTGACTATATAAGGTGGTGGTTAGACGGCAAGCAAGGCAGACTTCCTGGGACTAGAGAAGTAGTTAAAGTCGATACGTACCAGCAACTCTTTAGACCTGGAACTCATGCTTATGAACAAGCTGTTAAGTTTGATAACAACTGGGTTTATCTTCCGATTCCATGTAGCAAAGGAGGTTATATAGGTGAAACATCTAAGCATTTTATGCATTTAGAGACGGAGCAGATTCCTAATCCTAGATATGCAGAAATTCAAAGTAGCTTAGATGCTCTTACTAAGAGTGTAGAAGATATAGAAGCAGGCATAACTGTTACATTTAGTGACGGAGTAACTCCTGTAACTATGGAGTATCTTACTAACGAAATTAACAATGCTCACTATCGTCTGTCTATGACTTCTAGGTATATAACAGTTAATCACGGCTACGGACAGTTATATCCATTAGTAAAACGAATTGATTATGAAAGAACTATTCAAGAAATGGCTAGAGAAACTAGCATGTAGGCATGAATGGACTATAATAGCAAAAACTAGCTATACTGATTGTAACAGATACTTACTAGTATGTTCCAAGTGTGGTAAGCTTAAAAGGAAACGAGTATAGACCAGGCTGGAATCTGGGTTAAATAAAGTCCAGCGATGACAACTAAAGCAGAGTTGAGCGTATGTAATAAGACGTGCAGTTTAGCGCTGACTGTGGGGTGGTTGCAGAACACCTCTTTAGGAATGACTATTAGTGTTTGACTATTAGTATTCTAACCACTGCTCCATGCGGTTGTAGTGTAAAGGAGGGCACATCACTAATTTTAGTATGCGCACAAGTGATAGATTGGGTTCGATTCCCGACAGCCGCTCACCCTGAACCCTGTAATTCTAATCCTATAAGATGTTTGGAAAGAAACAATCAGCCGAACCGGCTAAAGTAACAAGTACCTCACTAGCCGAGGAATCAGCTAAGATTATTGATGTATTTGAGAAAGCTGTTACCAATCTTAAAGAGGTAGCATCTAGAGCTCAAGCAGAGAAAGAGGTTAGAGAACAAGAGATTATCGAATTACAAACTGAAGCTGCAAACCTTGAAGCAGTTTCTAACAAAGCAACAGCCATGGCCGAGAAGATTGGTGGGTTGCTATCATAACATTATGGACAAAATCAGAGACGTATCAGAAATTGATTTCAAAGTGGAGGAAGTAATGAAAGCTAAATCTTTCAATGACTTCGTAAACGGAGATGTAGAGAAGGCTTTCTATCTGGGCTTCTTTAGAAATGAATTGCAACAACCTCTATCTGTTGCTATGCAAATTAGAGGTGATGAAGGCATAGCCTTAGTAAAGAGTTTTGACGAAGCGATGCAGAAGGCTAGACCTTATGTAGAAGAAATGTCTGCTATAGCTGATGATGCTATGGCTAAAGAGGAGTTCACAATGTTAGATGTAGTTAATGAAGTCTCTGACAAGGTTAACTACAAACAGGAGGAAGACAAATTCTATGTCATCTTTATCTTAGGTATGTGGGTTAAGCATCTTATTGATGAAGATGTCATATCCGAAACCGAAGAAGATGAGGATGATGAGGATTTTGTTGAGAATCCTAATGCCGACGCATAAGTACAGAATATACTGTGATGGTGCCTATTCTCCTGCGAGAAATCAAGGGGGAATAGGCTTTGTCATTTTAGAGGATGACAAGAAGATATTCCAATACAGTAAGATGTATAAGAACAGCACCAATCAGCGAATGGAGCAAATGGCTGTCATAGTTGCCCTGGAATCCATAAAGGAACCTTCTGAAATTACAATAGTAACAGATTCTATGTATATTGTAGGAACTCTTACTAAAGGGTGGAAGAGGAAAGCCAATACTGATTTGTGGGAACGTCTTGATAAGGCTGTGAACAGGCATAAAGTAGTGTCTGTTGAGTGGTGTAAAGGTCACGCAAGTGATGAACATAATAAGGAAGCCGACAAGCTTGCTTATAATGCTAGTAACGAAATAGGATAAACCTATGAAATACAAGAAGAAAGTACAACGTCTTAAAGACCGACAGGCTTGGTGGGATAAGCAATCTGATTCATTTAAGAGAGCTACTACCAGACCAGGTTCAGTTAAACAAAAGTAATTATGAACAATTTTAGTCCTTCTACAGATACGTCTGTAGGCACAAAGAGATTCACAGCCCAAGAAGTGCAATTAGCTTATACTCTAATGGCTGTAGAGTACATGAAGACTATTAAGGGTCTGAATCCGAATCATCAACTAGTTGATAAGGCTGTCAAACTGAAAGCTTTAGGATTTACTAATTCTAAAGAAGTAGGTGATGCTATCACTTCGGAAGAGGACCTTAAAGTTTTAAAATGTTATAGCTTTTTGCAAAGACATTTCCCTGGCTCATTGATACTTAAGGAGGAGGATTTCATTAATCTGAATGTTAAGTATGGATTAGTTGTTGGAAGACTATCAGCTTATAAAGGTTCTGTGCCTGACGAGAACATTGATGAAATCTCTAAGGTAATGGCCACTGCTCAAGCACTTGAAGCAAATGAGTATGTTAACTATAGCGGAAACGGTTCACCTTTACGGTATGTTACTGGTATGCAAGTTGCTACTCACCCTATGCCTATTGATAGCATGTCCTATCCGGTTGGAAGGTACTTCATTAGGCAGGAACCTTCCCATATTGGACTTATGTATTTGAGTAGAAATAAGGCTAGAATGAATGCATATCCATTCTTTCATATCCTTAATAAAGCCAAGGCACATGATGTGAACATTGCTGATTCAAAAGAATGTAGCAGTGCTGACTTATTCATTGCCGCTCCTATTGAAGAAATGAATGAAACGATGCAGTTTACAGTTCCGGAAAGGAAGATTATTCCTATCAATAATGACCCATTTGTGTTTCAAGTAACTCCAATAGGGGTAATGATTCACTCTAAATGGGGAGTAGAAGCCGAAGACAATATATTCGACAATATTAAACCTTTATAAGATTATGGAATTTGTCAAGTTTAAAAGAGCAGTCCATGCGCAGTTTAATCAACTAGCTGCTGGTGCAGACATGCTCTTTCTGACTAATGTAGACAAGGACGCATTATGGGATTGTTACCTTAATTCCTTTCCGGAGGAAGAGAGACAGTCTCATAATTGCAACAATTGTAAACATTATATCAGACATTATGGTAGAGTTGTCGCCATTAAAGACAATAAAGTAGTAACCATGTGGGAGAACCTACAGTTGGATGAACCTTATGCTACTGTAGCTAGAAATCTCGATGCATTAGTGAAATCAAAACCAGTTGTAGATGTTTTTATCACTCGTGATTATGAACTAGGAATTGATAGAAACAATGCCTATATTGACAGTTTGCAAGGTCCTAAAGTAATTACCTGGAATCATCTTTACTATCATATGCCAAATCAATTGGTGTATACAGGAACTGAATCCGTATCTGCTGTAATGGGGACTTTACGCACAACTAAGGAAGTGTTCAAACGTGCACTGGAGGAATTAACTATCGATTCTATAGAAACAGTTCTGGACTTAATAGGTCAGAATGCTTTATATAGAGGAGAACAGTTTAAAAATGACTTAAGTGTATTCCTGGGTCATAAAAGATACTATGATTCATTACCTGATGAAGAGAAAGACAACTGGTGTTGGGCAAACTTCAATCGTGTAGGATGTGCACGCATTCGTAATACGGCAATTGGTACATTGTTGGTAAATATATCATCAGGACTTGAATTGGACGATTGTGTGACTGCATACGAACGTATCATGGCTCCAGAGAACTATCAAAGACCTAAGTCAATTGTTACTAAAAGAATGATTGAGGAAGCACAGAAGAAAGTGCAGGAACTAGGTCTTATGGATTCTCTACCTCGTAGACATGCTGCCTTAGAGGATATAACAGTCAACAATGTTATATTCGCTAACCGTGATGCCAAGAAGGTAATGGCCGGAAACATATTCGAGGAACTGGCCGCAGACACTAAAGTTAATCCTAAGAAGTTTGACAAGTTAACTGAAATTAGCATTGATGATTTCATTGCTAATGTGGTACCCACTGCCACTAACATAGAAGTGTTAATGGAGAGTAGGCTGTCTAATAACTTAGTAACTCTTACAGCTCCTGTTAATAAGGATGCTAAGAATCTATTTAAATGGCCAAACAACTTTGCTTGGACATATAATGGAGGAGTAGCTGATTCTATTAAAGAGAAAGTAAGAGCTGCTGGTGGTCAGACTGAAGGCTTCTTAAGATGTTCGTTGGCATGGTCTAACTATGATGACTTGGATTTGCATGTCGTTGAACCTAATAATCTTGAAATTTATTACTCCAACAGAATCGGCAGAAGTGGTGGTAAGCTAGACGTGGATGAAAATGCCGGATATGGCAAAACTCGCAAACCCGTTGAGAACATTATATGGGTTAACGAACGCAAGATGCTTGAAGGTAAGTATGTTGTGTATGTTAATAACTTTCATTGTAGAGAATCTGTTGATACAGGATTTACATTGGAAATAGAACACAATGGAGAAGTCCGACAATTTGTCTATGACAAACCCGTTAAACATAAAGAGAATGTCATGGTTGCCGAGATTACTTACAGTAAATCTAAAGGTATCCAAATAAGAGAGCTAATACCCAGTACTAGCCATTCGTCAGTAAGCCTATGGAATATTGATACTAACAAGTTCCATAAGGTGAACGTGATGATGCTGTCCCCCAATTATTGGGATGAGCAGGGTATTGGCAATAAACATTACTTCTTTATGTTGGATGATTGCAAGAATCCGGAGCCTGTTCGTGGATTCTTTAACGAATATCTTAACAGTGAGCTAACTCCTCACCGTAAGGTATTTGAGGTTCTAGCTGATAAGATGAAGACTCCTTACCAAGAACATCAATTGAGTGGATTAGGGTTCTCATCTACTATGCGTAATTCCGTTATTGTTAAAGTGGACGGAACATTTAGTAGAACTTTAAAAGTCAATTTCTGATGTTTAGATTTCTAAAACGCAATGATTCTGAAGTTATAACTCCAGAAGTGGTTGACGTGCCGGTGACGACTATTCAGTCCAACATAGCTATGGCTCTTGCTTTATGTATGGAGGAATATCTACGTTCTGTTTCCAAGACATCAGTTGATATTCCTAATAGAGATACATTAGTAAGAGAATACAACACGTTGGTTGATGCTGGACTGGGCAGCTCAAAGAATGCTAGGTTATTGCAAGCTAAAATATCGGAATATAATCAGATAGCTCTGGATGCCATGCGCGCTAAGAACTTGTTTAGTTTCGTAAAGCGTGCAAGAGAGGTATTCGGAGAGAATACTCTTCTAGTTGGTTCTAAACAATTTGATGATGTTTGTAAGAAGTATAAACTTGTCAAAGGTCTACTAAAACAGTACACTGGAGTGATTCCTGACCGTAATATTAGAGAAATCTTAGAAGTTAAGCGTAAACTTAATGGTGAAGGACCAATGTTCTCTGATTTAGGGTTGGAGTATGCTAATGGGGCGTATTATTATGTTACAGGTATTAACTACGGATACAGTGACAGTGAAACTATGTTGAACAATCTGAAGAAATACATAGAATCACACAATCACATAGTTATTGGTCCTGATATAGAAGGCACACTCAGGCTGTCTAGTATAATTAACAAGAATCCTGGTCTTCCTGCTGATGTAAAGGGTTTTAGCTATCCTAACATAGTTTCCTTTGATGCTGTTAAGATAGGTAGAAATGAGCTATTTGTAGCTTGCCCTCCTAGTCAATTAAACAATCCAGAGGTTACAATCACTAAGAAGGCAGTAGACCCTATTGTGTACCAGCCTTGTGCTTATGGTATTCTCATTCACAGTATGTGGGGAGAAGAGTCAGAGGACAAAGTGTTTGAAGAATATAAACGTATTAACAATTTAATGCTATAATTATGTTTGAGAAAGCATCTAGAATGAAATTGCGTTTTAACACGCAACGTGGAGTTCTTTCTGTTGAAGACTTGTGGGATTTACCCTTAATTCAACTTGACAATATTGCAATTGCTCTTAACAAGAAATTGCAAGAGTCTAAAACTGAAAGCTTCATCAAAACCCGGACTAAGGACACTACCGAACTTGAACTGAAATTCAATATTGCAAAACACATTATTGATGTTAAGTTGCAAGAACAGGAAGACCGTCTACTTGAAAGTGAGAAGAAAGCTAAGCGTCAGAAGATTCTTGACCTTATGGCTAAGAAACAAGACGCTGAACTCGAAGGCAAATCTCTGGAAGAATTAGCTAAAGAACTTGAAGCACTTAATTGATTATGGACTTTGAGAAGGAAATAAAGAAATGGCAGAAGGTGAACAGCTCTGAAACTAAAGCCCAGCTCTTTGAAGCAGTAGATTACATCTGCGCTGATGAGCCTAATGGATTAGTAGGAGTGACTGGTTTGCTATTTGATGCCGATAAACTCAAGAGGAGTATCAATGCTGCGCTTTCCATGAGAGCGGAAGCTAACGTGGTTACACGTAGATATGGTTTGCGTCAGCAGGTGCTATACTTGATGTACTATGGCGAAGAGTGACTATAAGTGCTCTTGCGCTGGAAGAGGCTAAACTTTAAAGGAAGCATGTAAGTAATACTGTGAGTTATGCTGACAGACCGTCCACGTGAAAAGCCCAGTACGTGATACTGGCAAGGGCGGCCGTTAAATCGGAATTGCTTCCTGTATGGTCCCATAGTTCAATGGATAGAACGCTGGTCTACGGAACCTGAAATGGCAGTTCGACTCTGCCTGGGACTACTAACTTAATAAGGAAAGAGATGACTAACTTAGAAATTATTAAAAGATTAAAGACTGCTAAAGACTTGTACGATAAAGATACAAAGCCAGGTAGTGATAAGAATGGTGGTATGTGCCACTATATGAAGCAAGCATTCAACGGAGTGTTTAAAGAAGGAATACCTCCCTCTTATAATGAATTAGTGGCATTAATTCCGGAGTTTAACCCAGAGTTTCTAGGAGGTAATGTCAAACAAGAAGAAGTAGCTAGGCTGGTCTTTTGGTGGCCCGTAGATGAGAAGAAACACAGGCTTATAGCCTTCGATAAACTCATCCATTGGTACACAGAAAGAATCAATAAGCACACTATCTTACTAAAAGCTAAGAAGCTGTTTGAAGACCATTCAGAATACTGGGGAATGTGTTTCTGCATTGAACATGCTATGGCTGGCACAGAAAGAGGAATCAACATCTATGATGAACGTGATGTAGTTGCTATGTTTCCAGAGTTCAATAGAGAGTTCTTAGGTGCACCTAAAGACAGGTATGGTAAGGCATTTTGGTGGACTCCCGATGACGAGAAGGGTCACAATGCTAGGATTGAAGCATTTGATAAACTGATTAAGTATTACGAAGGAAGATGAACTGGATAAAAAGAATCATGAATAAGTTATTTATTGATAATGAGTCCTATAACATTGAAGAGGACAATATCACTATCTCACAAATCAAGCGTAAAATTTACGTAAATGGTAAATTAATATCTGAAACGAATAAGGATAGTGTACATATCAGTTTTACTGGTAACGTAAAAGAGCTTAACTGCAACACATGTGATATTGACGGAGACGCATTTACTGTACATGGTAATAGTGTTAAAGTTAAAGGCAATGTGGGAGGTTCTATAGAAGCTAACAGTATTGAGGTTGGTGGTAATGTACAAGGAGACATTGATGCTAACTCTGTTAAAGTAAAAGGCAGACACACTGGGAGTATTAACGTATAGCTTTCAAGGCTCAGTAGCTCAATAGTATAGAGCATCTCCGTCCTAAGGAGAGGGTTGTGGGTTAGAGCCCCACCTGAGTCACAAACCAATTATTAGTTATTATGAAGAATATCTTTAATTTTGGTAAATTGTTGGAAGGTGAATCTATGAATGCGGACGAGGCATATTCAGTTGCCACTTACAATGAAGTGGTGACACAAGAAACTCTAATTAAGAGGTTTCTAGATACTACTGACCAACTTATTAAGGCTAAGAGTGAGAACAATTACTTTAGTCTTGTTATGGATTTGAATGATGATGTAGCTAAAGCCAAGGATGAAATCCTTAAATACTACGAAGATAAACGATTCTTCGTTAAGGTTATTGATAAAGAAGGATATCCTGGCTTAGTTGGAGAATATCTATTCATATCCTGGAAGAAGTGAATTTCTTTATTCTAACATAACCACAGGCATAATTGAGAGTGAAATGCCTGTTTAAGCAGTCCCCACTGCTGTAATGGTGATTTGATTACCATACATTATCTTAAGCCCTTGAGGGTTGGTGTGAATAGACTATTCACATGTTCTTAACATTAATTGTTAACAACAATGACATTCGATGAACAAGACTCTCTTATAGAGTCATTGAACGCGGCTTATGATAAAGCCGGAACTATTACAGATGAAGACATCAAAGAACTGTTTGCCAAGAAGAATGCAATCGCTGATGAAGACGAGCAAACTTCTTATGAGTTCGATGAATTCTTTGCAGAAGTAGTAAGTAAATGGGCGCAAGACGGGCTGACTGATGAGAAAGCTCAATTACTGCTCAATCTTATTGATAGCGCTGACGGTAGTGTGGACGATTCTGAAGACGCAATGTTGGAAGAATTATCTATGGCTGAACTGACTGGCGTGGACATATCTGAAATATTAAAAGATAAGTTCCCAGACTACTTTGAATAGTTCTTATGTATGGTGATAGGTTATGGAATAGACATTCCAGCCAAAATATCACTAGGGGGGGGGTGTAGGCTCTTCTTCGTTGCTCCTAGCAACACACCTAATGCCAATCCTTGGTATTATTGTTATCATCTATGATAACGGACTTTAGGCTACGTTATATTTAATGTAGTGCTAATCGCGCAGAACGATATTCGTACTGCCGTTTAGGGTCAAATTCAGATTAGTTATTAGATTATTCTTTACTTCTAATGAGGTAAGGTCTACTCTAGTGATTGTCTGGGTTTGGCCCTTCTTTTTTAACTTTAGATATGCAGAAATTTAAGTACGAAGACAATGAATTAATACCCATTTTACAGGTAGGAGACCTTATCACTGTAAACGGCAGTCCGGTAGAAATCGTTGACAGTGGTTGCGCGTGCTTTGGCTGTTACTTTAAAGCCAGTGACTGTACTATGGAGTGTAGGTGTCCACTTGACGGAGACTTGATATTTCGAAAGGTGGAAAAGAAGATTAAACAAGATGAGAGGGTTGAGCAAACTAAAAGCGTGGCTAAAGAGGAAGGGGTTTACTTCTACTAATTATAAGGGAGATTCGGAGTACTATACATTAAATGGATTCTCTGCTACTGTGAGGTTAGCAGACCATGTAGGAAGAGAAGGAACTGAAACTGATAAATATATAAATATCATTCCAGACGGAGTTGATAGATATGTATTTATTTATGACAGAATATCTACTTCTATGAGCCATAAGGAACTTATTAAGGCATTAGATGCTTTAATATATCTGCATGGTAAAATTCCCAAGTATTTCGAGAATAGAGACCTTATTAAGAAGAGATACGAAGATGCTGTTTCCAGCGTCCAATCTCATTTAGCTAGAAGGACGGTAGACCAACGAGCAGTGTTGGTTAAGGGTGTTAGTACCTTAGAACCCGTCATACTCGAGTTGCAGAAACTATGTTGTCAATTTAGAGTAGAGAAAGAGAAATTGTGATTGTAATATTAATAGTGCTCGCACTGTATGGTGTGTCTTACTTACTAAACATTGTACTGAACTACATGCTTGCATACTACGACTTGGATGAAGAATACTTCTGGGAAGTCGTAGAGGAGGATGTAGGTTGGTGGATGACATGTCCAGTCATATCACCATTCTTATACTTATGGTTAATAGGTAAGGTATTAGAAGAACAATCAGATTAAACTAATACTAACTTTACGGATAATCAAGTATGATTATTGAAGAAGCTGACTTTAGAATGGAATCTGTAGGTGACAATTTACACTTCTGGGACCTATCTATACTAAAGACTATTAAATCTAAGGACGGAGAACGTCAGGAGTTTAAAGTAATTGGTTATGGACTTCCCATATCTGCATGTCTTCAAAGAATAGCGGATTATAGAATAGAGTGTAAGCACCCAGATGCCATGTCTCTGAAAGAATATATTCAAGATTACAAACAAGAAGTAACTAGATTAGAAGAGTTAACTAAAGGAATTTAAGCTATGGCTTCACGTAAGAAAGGTACGGCACCTCATAAGCCGAAGAAGGTGTATGAATCTGTTAAGTTAATGAATTGTGCAAGGTGTGGTAGAGATACTACTCACACGCTGTTCGATTATGACAACAGGCTTTATAAATGTAATGTCTGTGGGGCAGTTTATACCAAACGTGGTAAATAACTAATATTTAACTCATTAAACTTATCAGTAATGAAGAAGGAAACTATCAAAGAGACTCCAGAGGAGAGATTCAAAAGACTAAGAATCAAGGATTTGACCGATGATGCTTTCATGGTGGCAGAGCATTTAAGACAGCCGTCTGTAACACCACGTGACCCAAGTGTGTGGAGTAAAACTCCTAAAGAACGTAAGTTGTGGAAACGCTATAGACGATTCCCCGCTCCAAGTTATCAATGGCCGGCTCCTGCCAAATCTATTCCTATTCCTGGAACTCTGGTCGTGTATGTAAAGGGTGGTAACTTTACTACTGGTAAAATGAATCCAAAGACCAACAAACCTATACCAAAGAACACATTTAGCCATAAATGTATTCAATCTGACATCCCTTTCTTATTAAGTAAATATAAGACAGAGAAGTCCCAGGTTACTAAATATTCTTGGAATGGCAAAACCTACGCCCCCGACTGTCTACCATTCTGGGGACGTTAAACTAACAGTATATCCTTCCTTTCTATATGAAGTACAACTATACCTCATTAGGAAGGATAGGGTAGAATGTGTAGGTTCTAAGTTCTATACTACTGATAAGCCTATTAAGGTAAGGGAATCGCAGTTTATTAAAGTCGACGATGAGATTACATGTGCTAAGTATATTACTTGGCTAGCAGCTCCCCTAGATTATTTAATGAACAACAATTTTAAAGTGTTAGAACGTGAGAATGCTAGACAAAGACGGAAATCCAATACAGGAGAAGACAAGCGAAGGAGTTCAAACCGTAGGCGCTGAACCTACTATGAAGTATACAGAGCAGGTGATTGATAAGTCTAGACGTGTTTGTCCACTATCAACTGTAATGGTTGAGATGTTGGTAAAACAGATGTCAGCCGAACTTGCCAACCATGCTCTGTATATGACCTTTGCCAATTACTTTGAAGTAGAGGGTTTGCCAAAGCTAGGTATTTACTGGAGAGGTCGTGCTAAGGAAGAATATTTGCATCATTCTTGGATATTTGAATATCTAACCACTAACGATGCTCTGTTCCAATATCCGCCTGTTCCAGCCATTAATGTTGAAATCACTGATAGAGTCATGCCCTTTGCTGCCACAGTAGATAGGGAGATTGAGACTACTCGTGGTATTAATAAGATTGTAGACCAAGCTCAAAAAGAGAGTGATTGGGCTACATTCCAATGGTTGAATGGAGAGGATGAGGATGAAGGTATGTTAGTTAAAGAGCAAGTAGAAGAAGAATCTATTAGTCGTACTATTCTTGATATGGCTAAAGAACAGGCTACTTGGCTTCGTAAAGAGAATGCAATACTTGATTTCTATAATGGTCTAGGTCGCAAGTAATTGCCTATAATCAGATTAACTTATCTAAAGAGATTACATTTGGAAACATTTAATCTACAAGTTTATGAAAGAAAGAGTTGAGTATAGAGTTGACAGTTTTGTTGATTTTACTGGCATGGAACGTAAGTTCGTAATGGTTGCATTGTCACAAGAAGTATGTGCTGAAATTGACCCAGATACAGAGAACTGGGATGAAGATGCACTCTTAAGTGATAAATGTCTGTCTATTGGCGTATCTGTATGTCAACCAGAAGATGAGTTTGATGAGAATATGGGAGTTCAAATAGCTCTTGGTAAGGCTCGTAAACTACATAATCATGCTCTGTACAGTACTGACCCCGGATTGATTAACCGTGGTGTAGTTAATGCTCTTCTTGACCAGGAAGTAGCATTCTTCAAACAATGCCCTGGCAAGTATCTGAAAGGATATGATACAGCTAAGGCTATCTATGAAGAAGGACGTAAAATGGTTGAACTAGAAGCATCACTGTCTGATGAAGAACGTACATGCTTGGATACCTTATTAACTTCTAAGAATGATAGAGTGGATGTTATCTATGATATCTATAACTACTATCAGTCTCAGAAATGAAATTTAAGGATGCTTTCGTTGGAGGTGTGATTGCTGCTGCTATATGCCTTGGTATAGCATGGGCTTGCAAGGATAGAAACACAGTAGTTATTCCTGACAACACTAAATATGAGCAAGCTATAGACTCGCTCAATAAGGAAGTAAGGAAGTTAGAAATTACTAACGACAGTCTAATTAGTGTCATTACCAATTCTAAAGGTAAGATAGACACTATTAATAATTGGTATGAAAAGGAGCTTATTGATATTACTAATCAGTCTATTGCCGCTGATGCATCTTTCTTCGCAGAATATGTATCCCAAGCTGGTAGATGACTCTTTAGTTGTGATTACTCCACAGCAATTAAAGGCTAGTAACCTTATATTTCTGGAGCATAAGAAGCTTAAGCTAGAGAGGTTTGAACTCAATAAACAGCTTACATCTTATGAATTACTAACTGCTAACTATGCTAAAACTGATAGTATAAGACTTCAACAACTAGCACGAGCAGAATTGCAAATGCAGATGTATGATGAAGCTATTAGTAAGCAACGGGAGCAGATAGCTAAGATGAACAAAAAGAACAAGAGATTAACTACATTGTCAATAGGAGGATTTGCTATCAGTGTAGGCTTATTATTAGCCTTACTGATTAAATAGCAAATTCTTGGCAAACTACTATTCGGAACATGGTGAACAAACTATCTGACAGTTTTGATAAGGACAGAGATGGAGTAAAGTACAAATACCCCGAGAGAACTTGCAAAGACTGTTCTAGATATCCCTGTTTCAAAGGTATTGAGCGCAGTGTTTGTGATTTCGCCAAGTATGGTTGTGTGCATTATAAAGACGGTGGGGTTAATAAACGACAAAATGAGCTGGTGGGCTCGGAATGATGATTCAATATACCATACGCGTTGAATTACTAGCTAGTAAGGAAGATGCTGGTGGCTATATAGTCTATGCATTCAAAGATTTGTCAAACGGCACATATAAAATGTGTACCCGATGTCCTAACTGGGAAGGTCCATTCTTAAGAGTTGGTGACATCGGGTATTTGAAATGTAAGGAAGTATATGCAGGGGAAGACACATGGTATAATCCCATCACTGACTCCTTTGAGAAGTATAAATATACCGATATATATTTCGAAGACTTTGTTTATGAGAAACCACCAGAAGGTGAGATTATACTGTAAAAGATTATCTAAATTAACGAGATTAGACCATTATCTAAAATTAATATGATATATCTATGTTCAGAGAGAAATTGGCATCAGCTATCGATAGAAAGAATAATGACATCAACTCTTTCATTTGGAAGGGTCGTAAGCAAGAAGTAAATGGAGCTTTAGTACAAGAGGAGAAACGCTTGGTTGATTGTACTGAAGAAGAACTTCGTAATTTCTATGCACATTGTGATTCTATGCTCTATAATACTAACAAGGACTATCCTGGTCGTTATGTTCTATTGGACATTATTAAAGACCAGCGTCAGCGTTGTAACGCAGAATTGTTCTTGCGCTGGTTAGAACAGGAGCAGCATATGCCAAGGTTTAAGTTCCTAGAGGCGTTAGTCTCTTTCTTGGATATTAATAAGGACGGTATAGACCCGAAAGAGTATCCAATTGAAGGAACTATGTGCGGCTGTCCTAAAGAGTTTGGAGACATTCCAACAGAGACAGTACGCGAAGGTTGTTTGGACAGACTGGGAAAGTTCAACAAACAACACATTACTCTTACATTTATTCTCAAGCAAGGTCTATGGTTCACTGCTCAAGAGAGCAAGGACTTAGTGGAGAAAGACCCTAAGACAGGTCAGATAAGAGATAAGATTGAAGTGGCGAAGGAAAGACTAGGTCTGAAGCCCACAATGCCTCTTTATGTTACTCCTAAAGGACTTAGCTATTCACAGCTTCGTTCTATGGTTAATTTGAAGAGTAAGAAGTATACAGAACTAACTACTGACCAATTAAAGGTTCTTAGAAATAGAATCTTGTATTCTTTGGAAGATGAAGTGAAGTTCCATATATCTCAGTGGGAAACTCGCAAGAACCAAATTAAATTAGTATGTGATGCTAAAGGCTATACTTTATAATGTACTCTGGATGCTGACCACAGTTAATCCAGATTACTATGTAGTAGGTATAAGCTGCTTAACGTAACTTGTGAGAATTTACTAATATTAAATAACAGGGTTCAAGGTAATAGATTCAAATGAGTTATTAATTAAGGGCTTAGCCTATAACAAGTGGCAGACTTATTCGGAAACGTAAGCAGAGATGAACGCCAAGCAATTGGTGTTCAACGTTGGGTAGATAATAAGTTGCGTGGTTCTTTAGTCTATTGTACCGGTTTCGGTAAGACTAGAACTGCCATTATGTGTATGAAAAGATTCTTGGCTAAGAATCCTGGTAGAAGAATTATAATAGTAGTACCTACTGATGCACTACAGAGACAATGGCTTAGTGATTTAACAGAGCAGCAAGTCCCAATGGTGTACGAGGTACTAATAATAAACTCTGTTGTGAAACATGAGTGGACATGTGATTTGCTAGTACTTGATGAATGTCATAAATATGCTTCCGACCTGTTTGGAAAGGTATTTGAAGTAGTCAAGTATAAAATAATTCTAGGTTTAACTGCAACTATGGAACGACTAGACGGTAAGGATAGTTATATCAAGAAGTATTGTCCAGTAGTTGATAGAGTAGATGTTAGTGAAGCTACTGCTAGAGGCTGGCTATCTCCTTACAGAGAATACAAAGTCATGGTAGAAGTAGACAATCTAGACAAATACTATGAGTTAAATAGAGAGTTTTATGAGCATTTTGCTTTCTTCGGTCATGATTTTACACTTGCTATGGCTTGTGCTACTAAATGGCAGAAGAGAATTGAGCTAGCTAAAACTATGCTTCCCGACTTTGACAAGAAACCAGATGAATGGAAAGCTCTTAATAAGACCATTCTAATTCATGCTATGGGTTTCAATAGGACTTTACAGGCAAGGAAGAAGTTCATTTATGAACATCCTAAAAAGATAGAACTTACAAATATGATACTTGAGCATAGGCAAGACAAGAAATGTATTACTTTTAGTAAGACAATCAAGATTGCCGAACAAATCAAGTATGGTAAGGTACTATCTAGTAAGGAAACTAAGAAGAAGGGAAGGATGACTTTAGAGGAGTTTAAATCAGCATCTGTGGGAGTACTTAATACTTCTAAGATGTTAGATGAAGGAGCTGACATACCAGGACTGTCAGTAGCCGTTATTCTTGGATATGATTCCAGTCCTACGTCTAAGACGCAGAGAATAGGTAGAGTTATTAGAAAGGCAGAGAATAAAGTAGCGGAAGTCTTTACTTTAGTAATCAAGGGAACCGTTGAAGAAGAATGGTTTCGCAAGAGTACTGGTAGTAAGGATTATATCACTATAGCCGATTCTGATTTATTAAATCTACTAGAAGGGCGAGAATTTACTCCTAAGAAGAACAAAGAAACTAAAATGATATTTAGGTTCTAATGTTTAGAGTGTTATATTGCAACATAGGTGCTGAAGGGCAGCCTGATAGAACTTCAACAGTATCTACTGATGTTGATGCTGTTAAGCTATTAGAGCTGTTAGAGAAGCATTCAGAGCATCGTATTTGCATGATGTCTGTGCATTTAGAGCGTAGCCCTCTAGATGTGCAAAGTCTTATTACGAGCCTGAAATTTAAGTAGATTCGTTTTGAAATGTAACAAGATTATCGTATCTTTGTAATCCTTAACGGTCAAAATTACATGACAACTGAAAGATTGCTTGAACTTGTAATGCTTACTAACACGTTTGATAGTATCATTCATGCTAGTGGTGTCAACGAAAACGGTGAAATTGAATTTGAAGGTGGAATCTATGACGTCAAGGCTATGGTAGCAAGGCAGACAGAACTCTTTAAAGAGTTTATAGCTCCTTACGAAGTAGCAGGCGAAGCTTATGTGATTGAGGACACTGAGAAATCAGAATAACAAAGTATCACAGCTGATAGATTAGTAAGTTATTTACTTATTAATCAATACGCTTGGAGAAATTAAGTTTAACAATAGAGAATCAGTTGTTAATAATGGAGCAGTATAGGCTTACTGCTGAGGAGTTGTTAATGATTGAGTTGCTATTCTTGGCACAACCAGAAGAGGGACATAAAGACTCCCTCATCCGATATCTGGGAATGCCAATAACTAAAACCCGCCTTAGAGACGTATTATTAAGTCTACAGGTGAAGGGAGTCATTACTAAGAAGTATAAAATTCCCGCAGAGGGTCAGACGTTTGACCCTGAATCTGTAATCTTTAATGAAAACTTCATTAAGAATTATAGAAAGTATTCCGGAGACCTGGGAGGAGAGTTCTGGGAAGCATACCCAGATATTGTCATTATTAATGGTAAGGAGTATAGTTTAAAGAACTGGTCTAAGAAGTTTAACACTTTAGAAGACATGTTCTTTAGATATGGCAAGAATATAGGGTGGAAACTTGAGAATCATAAAAGAGTGATAGAGTTAGTCAATTGGGCTAAGCAGAACAAATGTAATCTGATAAATGTCAACATTGCTGACTTTATAATGTCTAAGGCTTGGGAAGGCATCGAGAAGTTTAAAGATGGAACATATGAAGAATTAGTGTTTGATACTATGACGGAACTATGACATATACTAGCAGACTAATCGAACTTATCAAAAGAGGTAGAGAAGGTGACAATCAAGGGTTATCACTTGGAATGCCTAAGCTGGAGCATATAATTGACGGATTAACTCAAGAGACCTATTACCTGATTGCCGCAGGAACTGGTAACGGTAAGACTAGTTTCGTGCTTCACTCCTTTATATATAAGGCTCTACTGGACTCTGATTCTGATAAGGATGTTCAGTTTATTATATTCTCTTTGGAGATGAGTGCTGAGCAGTTACTTGCTAAATTGCTCTCTCTTCATATATATGAGACATATGGTAAACAAATATCTTTTAAAGAGTTATTGTCTAGAGGCAAGGACTCTACACTCTCTAATGAGGATTATGAGTTAGTACAGGAATGTATTCCATGGCTAGAATCTATAGAGGACAGACTAATAATACATGACGGCACTCTCAATTCAGAGAAGTATAAGTCTCTAATCATAGAGGATTTAAAGAAATTTGGAACCTTTGTTGATGAAGATACTTATGAACTTAATAATCCGAAACAAATTATCGCAGTAATTACTGACCACTTAGGCTTAGTGAGACCACAGTTGGGTCGTAGCAAGAAAGAGGAGATTGATACAATATCGGCATATGGTGTCTCATTTAGAAATAAATGTAAGATATCTCCAATCAATATTATGCAGTTCAATAGAAATGCTAATAATGCAGAACGACTAAAACAAGGCTTGCAAGAACCTGATTTGTCAGATTTAAAAGAGAGTGGTTCTCCGAGTGAGGATGCCAATGTAGTATTGGTATTATTTAATCCATTTAGAAGCAAATTGTCTACATATAGAGGATATTGCATTAAAGAGCTAAAGGATGGTTTCAGGTCATTATTGGTTCTTAAGAATAGATTTGGTGCGTCTGACGTAGCCATTGGTGTAGGATTTTATGGTAGGTGTGGTATCTTTAAAGAGCTTCCGTCTGCGTCTGAAATCAATGATTATGACAAGTATAAGAATCCAGATTGGACTATTATTGATTTCCCAGACAGGGAAGTCGAGATAGAACGAACTAAGAAAGATGATTTACGCGTAACCATAACATTATGATTTAATGAGCCAAATTATAGGACTTGGAGGATTTTCGGGAAGTGGTAAGTCTAGTTCCCTACAGTATTTAAACCCAAAGGAGACATTTATCATTAGCTGTACTCCTAAACAATTATCAATTCCAGGATTTAGGAAGAATTACAAGAAGCTAACTCAGGACAAAGACAAGAACTATGTTGGAAATTGGTATTTCAGCAATGAATTTGCCAAAGTGATGAACATCATGAATGTAGTTAATGTTAAAATGCCAGAGATTAAGGTCTTAGTAATTGACGATAGTAATTATCTTCTTTCACAAGAGGTGATGTCTAGAAGTGCGGAGAAAGGATATGATAAGCATATTGACTTTGCAAAGCACTATTATGATTTAATAATGAAGGCTATGACTCTTAGAGAGGATTTAATTGTAGTGTTCATATCTCATATTGTAAATGACGGTAACGACTATGACCCTAAATATAAGTTATTTACTACTGGAAAGATGTTGGATAGGTCTGTTAATATAGATGGACTGTTTAATTATTTGCTGTATGCAGAGAAGATTGTAAATGATGAAGAGGTTGACTATAAATTCAGAACAAGGTCACTTGGTCCAGATACTTGTAGAAGTACCGCAGGATGTTTCCCTGATTTATATGTTGAACCTAATATGAAGATGGTGATTGACACAATCAATAAATTTGAATACGGAGAATGATAGTTAAAATGCTGTTAACTTTGGACTTTGACCCAGCTACTGGAGAGTATAAATCTCTAAAGCAGGAAATTGTCAAAGAAGAAGTAAAGACTAGAACAGTCAAGGAAGAGGTTCCAGAGACATCTGAACCGCAAATTACCCTAGACCCTAACAAGTACATACTTAATAAAGCAGCTGCCCAATTAATGGGAGTTGCTTGGGAAGATAGACTTAGTATTAAATATCAGAAAATTGACGGAATCACTTTCCCCGTTATAGGAACTGATGAAGCCTTTGGAACCAAAGGTGGAAACAAACTTACTAAGAGCCTGTCTGTCAGCTGTAGAGGTAAAGCTAATGACATGCTACGTCAGTATGGCGATACATTTACAGTAACTACGATGAAAGGTCAAGACGACCTCTTCGTATTAGTTGGTAATGCTGAAAGGCCGGAAGAGCCTGAAGTAGATAACATAGAGGTATTAGAAGATGAAAGCGACAACATTGATTTGCCGTTAGACACAGAGATTGGAGATGAGTCAGCTAAAGAGATTGACCCATTAACTTTTGAACTTTAATACTTATAAACTATGTCAATGAATTTCAACTTAACAAACACGAACGGTACATCATCTATTAAACCAAGACTGAAACCATGGGAAATCCACGATGTTATCTTCAAGGGAATAACATTTAATGAGTTTAAGGGTAAGAAAGACCCTGACGCAGTGTACAAAACCATGAGAATTTCATTCGAGAATGAGAATGGTGTTTATGAAGAAACAGTATTCTGTCCTAAAGAGGGAGATGATGTAAGACAAGTAAGCTCTAACAATGGAGTTGAACGTGAAAGTCCGTCCAACTTTGAGAAGTTTAAATTTATGTTAGCTCATATTGGAGAACAACTTGCTCCTAAGAAATATGAAGCATTTAAAACTAAAACTTTTGCCCTTCCGGAAGAGTTTGAGAAATTGGTAAAGACATTTGCCGACATCACTAAGGATGCAGTTAATAAGCATACTAATCTGAAGCTGATTGCTAATAAGAAAGGCGAACCTTGTCTGCCTTATTTCGTCAATATCAGTAAAGCAGGTGATGCATATATCTCTAACAACTGGTTAGGAGACAAAGTATTCTTCTCTGACTATGAAATCAGTCAGATGAATAAACAGAAGAGTAACGGCCCTACTGATATGCCTGGTACAAGTTCTGACGATTTTGCAGCATCTAATGATGCAGCCACAGATAACGCAGACCTTGACTTTGAAGTGTAATAATTAATTAGTAAATTTGAGGTTCAAACATTAAACATTGAAATAATATGGTATTGGAATATGAACCTAAAATTACTAAGAAGTATTTACTTGAAAGGCAGACTCAGGAAACTTATCTTGAGTACTATCTAGGAATCCCAGTTAAGAAAGGGTTGTTTAAATCTCCGTTGAGAAATGATAATTCTCCTACGTGTTCCTTTTATAGGAATGCGTCTGGAGACATCATATTCAATGACTTCAGCGGACAGTTCTATGGTAATTTCATTAGTGTGGTTATGTATAAGTATAGTTGTACTTATTATAAGGCATTGCAAATAATTGCTAACGACTTTGGCTATATAACTCATAAAACGTTACCTAAGAACAATAAGCCTGTAGTCGCAAGTAAGTCTGAATTTAAGGACGATGGACCTGCGATTATAAGAGCTGATGTACAAGAGTTCACTGAATCTGAACTACAGTGGTGGGCACAATATGGCATTACTAAGGAGATTCTGAAGAGATTCAGAGTCTATTCTTGCAAGGCTGTCTATTTAAATGGCAGTTATTATGCCACTACTGGTCCACAGAATCCCATGTTTGGCTATTATCGTGGTAAGAACGATAAAGGGGTTGAGTTATGGAGAATCTACTTTCCATTTAGAGAAAGAGGAACTACACGGTTTCTATCTAACTGGAAGTCTATCATGTTACAGGGAGCACATCAGCTTCCGGCAGAAGGCGATTTGTTAGTAGTTACTAAGAGTATGAAAGACGTTATGTGTCTATATTCTTTAGGAATTACTGCAATAGCTCCTAATTCAGAGAATTTATTCTTAACTGAATCTCAATTCGAGAAGTTGAGTAAAAGATTTAAGAAGATAGTTGTATTCTATGATAACGACTTGCCTGGCATTCATAACATGAACCAGATAAGAAAGAAGTTTAACATAGACTGCATCTTCATTCCTAGGTCTTATGGAGCTAAAGATATATCTGACTTTCATGCTAAATATGGTAGAGAGAAGACACTTAATTTAATTGAAAGGGCATGGAGAACACTGAAGAAGTAAAACCGAAGAAGAAACGTAACGGTGCATATGCTAAACGTAAAGGTAATAATTATGAACTTAAGATTATTAAGGAATTGATAGGACTTGGTTATAAAGGCCTAAAGTCATCTCGTAGTGAGTCCAAGAATCTGGACGATGCTAAAATTGACATAGCTGAAACCGAGGACAAATTGCCATGTTACGTACAATGTAAATGTACTAAGAACACACCGTCTATTGCTGAAATTATCAAAACATGTGGTCGTAAAGATAGACCCTTAGTAATAATCTGGAACAAGCAGATTGACAAGGGAGTAAACATGGGCTCTGACGGAGAATACGTTATGATGAGTAAAGATTTCTTTTATGAACTTATTAAGAAGGCTACGGAGTAATCTGTGGCTTTCTTTGTTTAGTAATGCTTGATTAGAATATCCTATGGCAAATTTGATATATTCACATCTTGACTTACTAAATCTTGAATCATTTAATTATTATATCTGCTGATGAACACTTATATTCTGCCTTGTTATAGTCTGGACGACGGTGATTTATGGCTAGAGAAGGTAAGAGCTAGAAGCTTTACAGAAGCTGAGGATAAGTTTATTGACTTATTCATTACAGATTATGACATAGACCCTCCAGGTGATTATGATGAACTGGCAGGTACTATGGCTAAAGACAAAGAGATAATTATTGGTGACATATACGATATAGAAGAGTTCTAGTCGTACAAGATGACAATGAATGTTTAGAATAGGTTTAGATATTGACGATTGTCTAGCTGACTTTTGGGGTGCTTACTGTGAGTACTTCGATACAGCTAGTAATCCACGTATGCTTGAAGATAGCATGATTACTAGGAATGTACAACGTATTCTTAGTAAGGACAGAGACTTCTGGTTAAATCTCAAAGTAGTTAACAGACCTGATTTTGTTCCGGAATTATATTGCACTAAACGTGTAAACAATAAAACTTGGACTAAAGAATGGCTAAGACGAAATGGATTCCCAGATAGACCAGTCTATCAAATGTATTACCAACACGGTAATAAGGCTGATATGATTAAAGGTAAAGTGGATGTCTTTATTGACGATTCTTTAAGTAACGTACTAAAATGTCAACGTTCTGGACTGCCTGCATTATTAATGCATACAGAAAGGACTATTGACTTTCCTATGTTTAAAGTATTCTCCTTATGTAAAGATGAGATTATAGATGCTTATCAATTCATGAGGAGTTATGCTTAAAGACATTAAAATTACACCACTAATTGAAACTATCAAGTTCCTTGAGATAAGTGATGAGGAGTATTTCAGTGAAGCTTATTCTGATTACATTAGTAATTCTAGATTGAAGCTTATAAACCCAGAACAAGGAGGTAGCCCAGAAGCTTATTTAGCAGGACTGGGTGCTGATGGAAGATACTCCGATTCGCTGTACTTTGGTTCGGCAGTACATGAATTAGTACTGCAACCAGAGTCTTTTATTCTTGTAGAGTCTGTAGATAGACCAACAGCTAAAGCCGGATTCATGGCTGATGAGCTGTATCCTTTATTTATAGCTAATGGTGTTGTTACTAAGGATGAGATAGTAATAGCGTCTGACAAGATTAGCTATTATAAAGGTAAAATGGATGAAGACAAAATGGATGCTCTGCGCATAAAATGCGAGAACTATTATGCTCAACGCACAGCTTATGAGTGGGGCAGCAAATATGTTGCAGATAAGGTTCCAATTTATCTTGATGCTAAATCTAGAGACAAACTACGAGAATGTATTGTATCAGTTGAATGTAATCCACAAATACAATCCTTATTGAATCCAGACTATTTATTAGAGAAGCCAATCTCCAAGAATGAGTCTGTACTATTAATAGATGTGCTTGTTGAGCATAATGGTCTTAGTAAGGTTCTCAAACTAAAAGCTAAGTTGGATAATTTTACATACAGTCCAGAGTCGAATGAATTAGTTCTCAATGACTTGAAGACTAGTGGACATTATCTCACTAAGTTTCATGAGAGCTTTGATAAGTATCACTATGCTAGGCAAATGGCTATGTATATGTGGATGCTGAAATTGTACATAGAGAATGAATATAAGGCAAAGCCCACACTTAAGGCTAATATGTTAGTGGTATCAACAGTTCCGGATTTTAGGTCTGGAGTGTTTCCTGTTAATAATGGTCATATGTTGTCGGGTTTTACTGAATTTACTACATTGTTGAGGCGTGTAGCATATTACGAGCTTTATGGATACGATGCTGATGGAATACTATGAGCCTACTATGAATGATTTGAAGGAATACTACAAGCAGTACTTCAGTTTAGGATGTCTGGCCTGTGATATAGGAACTAAGTTCGCTTTAATATCACTAATATGCTTTCTTACTAAGCAAGCTAGGAACAAAACTCCTAACGCAACTACTTGGCAAGTAATCCAGAAGATTAGACAGGGCAAAGAAAGTCATAATTCGGAGGGTCTTCTTAAAGGTCTCGCAGTTATATGTGATGATTTTATGAGAAACACTACCGAGTTCTTGACATTTGATTTAAAATCGGCTAAAGATATGGTTGCTAAGATTAATGAAATTCTTGATAAAGAGCTTCCTTGGGAACCTACTACGCCAGAAACGCCATTTTAATTATGGTACATGACAGATATTTGAATAACATGGCTATAATTCATAGTTTGGAAGTATTAGCCAGGAAACATCCCGATATGCGTTTCCACCAGCTGTTATGGGCAGCAGGATTAATAGAGAAACGCTCTGACGAAATCGTGGACAAGTTCTACGAGGAAAGTCGAGACACATGGGAGCAAATGACTAAAAATGAATTTTGCTTTCCGCCAAACGATAATAGTTAAATCTTATTAACTCACTAATTGTTGGCAATTTACTTGTGTAGTTACAAGAAATGTAGTATCTTTGTAACGCTTTCCTCTCGAAGGAGAGTCAGATTAATAGAATTAAATTTAGATTATTTTGCATTAGAACTGTTTGGTAGTTTACTATTAAAGCAGTACCTTTGTAATACAATAACAAAGAGATATGACAATGAACTAATGTTTAAATTCCAATTAATTATGACAAACCAAGTAAATTTTAAGAACGTAGAAGTAAAAGGTTATACTAAACAAGAAGCAATCGCACAAGCACCTTTCCAAGTAATTCGTGATGCAACTCAGGCATGGAAGACAGCTGGTAAACCTATTTCAGAGAAAGCTTTGAAGGAATTTGAAGCAGAGTATCTGGCTAAGCATACTAAGTTTGCTGCTGGCATCGGATGTTCTATCACATTTGAAGCAGGTTCTGCTGATACTCGTGAACGTCCTTATACTATGCGTGACATCAAGAACGAGAAAGGTAAACGTAAATACAAAACTGGCTATCAGGGAATCAATCCTGCAACTGGTGAAGTATTGTTCTTGAACTTTGAAACTAAAACTAAAGCCAAAGAAATCGCTAAGGAACTTTACACTAAGAAAGGTTATACTGGCGATATCTATTGCAAGTACATCAAGGCTGTAGTTGAAGGCGAAGACGGTGCTTTTGAAGTAAAACACACTCCGTCAAAATCAGCTAAGATGGGTACATATATTTGCTTTGGGGTCGAGGGCTAAGCCAACTTCTACTGACCTTAAATATCAAAGGGATTATCTTATGTGAATAAGGTAGTCCCTTTTCTTTTTATTCAGATGTGCATAACTAAAAGAGATTAGATTTTATATAAGCGCCGAAAGGCTATCTAATTTTAACTCAGAAATGAGAGAAACAACAATTATCAAGCTAATCAATCACTTACAAGAAGTTTTAAAACAGAACATTAGTTTAAATGCATATGCAGAACAAGTAGGTCTTCCACAGAATTACTTCTGGGTAAAGAAACAGGTAGTAAACAAAGATATAGCTGATGGCAGTATCGACAAGGAATCCTACGACATGATAATGAGTCTGTATGACAAGGTTAGCAAGAGAGGTATTATACGTCGTTCTAAATCGGAAGAAGTGACATCTTCTGAAGAGGAGGAAACTAGTACTGGCAAGATTACATTGGTCAGAAATGATGAAGGTAAGATTGTTAAGTATCAATTCACTATCCCGCTAAGAGACAAAGCACCATTTACTGGCAGTCTTACTAGGGATGAAATGAATATGATTCATAGACTTTACTCTTATTATGGTTCATCCATAACACAAAGAGAAGTAAGTCGTAGCTTCCCTGAATATTCTCTAGAGGAGTTTAAGAAGATTCTCAAAGTCTTCAATATTACTAAAGCCGCAGCACCATTTGCTCCTCATGTTATTGAGGAGAATACTATTGACGAGCTTAAAGATATGCAACTAAGGGAGAAGGAGAATGACTTCCTAAGGGGCATAGAAGCAGAACGCATCAAGAATAACGAGCGACTACTTAAGAAGTATGCCATGGAGAATGCCGAACTGAAAGCTAAAATAGCTGACGGCAAAGCTCTTATAGAAGGGCTAGACTTCAATAATCTGTATGACTGGGGACGTATGCCGACAATTTCTAACGGCAAAGACCTAATCATATGGTTGTCTGATATTCATACTGGAGCCACAGTGTCTCCTCTATCTATTTATCAGAATCCTTATAACGAAGAAGAAATGAAGAAGAGATTTGACATGATTATAAAGAGAGTATATACTGAAGCTTATTACATTGGTGGTGGGTTTGAGAATATAGTTATCTGCAATCTTGGAGATTCTCTTGACGGATATAATGGACAAACTACAAGAGGTGGTCATGAACTGGCTCAAAACATGAGCAATAAGGAGCAATTGCAAACTTATATTAAGTTAATGACTAGCTTTGTTAAATCTCTGATAGAGAATGTAAAGCATACCAATATGTATTATTATTGTGTTGGCGAGTCCAATCATGATGGTGATTTTGGTTATGCTGCTAACTTGGCATTAGCTGCTGTATTAGAACAGTTTGATGTTAAATGTCAAGTATTTGACAAGTTCATAGGAGAGTTTACTCTTAATGAAACTACCTATGTAATGTGTCATGGTAAAGATAATAAAGACATGTTCAAGAATCTACCATTAACTCTTGACGTGAAGACAGAGAATTTCATCAATGAATATTTGGACAATAAGGGCATCACTGGTAATGTAGTCTTTGTAAAAGGAGATTTACATCAGTCAGCCACTACTTATGGTAGAAGATTTACCTATAAGTCAGTTGGTTCATTATTTGGAAGTTCCGAATGGATTCACAAGAATTTTGGAAATACATGTTGGAGCTGTGACTATTCTATTGTCGACGAAGCTGGTAATAGATTAGATGGATTAATCACAGCTAAGTCCTAAGTTAGAAATTCTATAATTCCATACAAATAGTTTTGATTCGTCCATATTGTTTAGTAACTTTGTCAAAAAGTTATTAATATATGGACGAACAAAATTTTAAATTTAATTATGTATTCCAGGGACAAGATTGTACCCTATCAACTGGAGTCTATAAGATTACTATCCAGAATCATGTTTACATCGGTAGTGCAGCAATCTCTTTTAGAAAACGGTGGAGACAACACCAGTTAGACTTTATTAGAGATATACACCACTCTAGGTTCGCGCAGAACGCATTTAATAAATATGGCATTGCCACATTTGAGATAATGGAATTATGTCCTAGGGAACTATGCATAGAGAGGGAGCAATGGTGGATAGACACTTTGAAACCAGACCTGAATATTCAAAAGATTGCTGATAGTGCTTTAGGAGTCAAGAGGACTGAGGAAACTAAGCGGAAATGTAGAGAGGCTCACTTGGGAAAGAGGTTGTCTGAGGAAGCTATAGCTAAGAGAACAGCAAAGCAAGTTAAGACAATCTATCAATATGATTTAGATGGAAATCTAATCAAGGAATGGGATAGTGTTAAACAAGCTGGAGAAGCTCTTGGAATTAATAGACCTTCTATTAGTAACTGTTTAAAAGGTAGATACAAGTCTGCTGGGGGATTCATTTGGAGGTATTCTGTGGAAGAGGTTTCTCCTGTGAAGAAAACCAAGTCTATAGAACAATATGATTTGGATGGAAATTTAATTAAAGTATGGGACAGTATAAATTCTATTGAAAATGGGACTGATTACAAAAGGAAGACAATTTATGCTTGTGCAAATGGTCAAAATAGTACAGCGTATGGATATGTATGGAAGTATTGTAGATAATAAACTATGCTTAATGTCAGAATTATTACTATAATGCCTAAGAAACTTACTACTGAAGAATGGATTAATAAAGCTAGAATTAAACATGGAGATAAATATGATTATTCTAAATCTGTGTACACTGGAAGTAGAGATAGAATAATCATCACTTGTCCGAAACATGGCGACTTTACAGCTATATCCGGATTGCATATTTCTAGAGGGGATGGTTGTCCTGAGTGTGCTTCATTAGCTAAAAGTAGCAAGCTTTCATTATCTAATGAAGAATTTATTAACCGTTTACGTGACATGTTTGGGGATAATTATGATTACTCTAAAGTCAAATATAATGGCACTAGAGGGTATGTTACCATAGTATGTCCTAAACATGGTGAATTTAAGGCCCGTGTTGGCACTCTATCGAGAGGTGTAGGATGTCTGAAATGTAAAGAGGAAGAAAGACTTAAAAAGTTTAATGACCTTTACATAAAGAAATTTAAGGAGTACTACCCAGATTTAGATTATAGTAAAACTGTATATACTGGGTGGGATACTAGAATAGTTATAACATGCCCCAAACACGGTGACTTTGAAGTCCTTCCTAACCACTTTCTTAGGTATAAAGGGTGTCCAAAATGCTCTGCTGAAAGTCATGCAAAGTATATGCAGAAGTCCTTAGATGACTTTCTAAAGGATGCCAGACGCATTCATGGCACACGTTATGATTATTCTAGAGTAGAGTACAACGATAGTCATACAAAGGTCTGTATTGTATGCCCTGAACATGGTGAATTTTGGCAGACTCCAAATAGCCATATACAAGGTAGTGGCTGCCCTAGCTGCTCAAGTTCAAAGGGCGAAGAAGAGGTATGTAACATTTTGTTAAGTAATGGAATTAAATTTATAAGGGAATACACTATCCAAGTGCCTAATGAGATTAACACCTCTGGACACGCTTATATTGATTTTTACTTACCAGAATATAATACCTTTGTGGAATATAATGGCATTCAACATTATAATCCTAAAATGGCATTTGGCGGGTCTTTCAAATTTGAGCGACAACAAGCTCGTGACGAGTATGTTAGGCAATATTGTAAAGACAATAATATCAAATTAATAGAGATTCGTTATGATGAAGATGTGTGGGAAGTTTTGACCAGAGAACTTCTTGATAATCAAACAACAAACGAAGAATGCAAATAAGTATTGACCAACTCATGAATGGTAAGGCTACTAGAATAGGTAAGAGAGCATATTTACCAACTGCTGCCTATGTAGAGCCTTTTATTGAAAGAATGTCCAAGTTTACTAAAGACTTTATAGTTGAAGTAGAATTGCCTAAACAGGTCACTAGGACAGTCGATGGAGATGTTAATGCAGATGATATTACATATAATCGTGTATTGATTCAAGCTGTAATGCCAGAGAGTTGCAGCTTTGACAATCATGATGAAGTTATTGGCATGGTTTATGGATTAGATGTTCGTAAGCCAGTAGCCAAGATTTATAGAGGGGCACTTAACAGAGCATGTACAAATCTCTGTGTATTTGACCCAGAATTTCTCCAAATGCAGCCGGTTAATCCTGAAGAAGCCTTGAATTATAAAGCTGTAGAGTATTTATTAAGTCAGACTTCTGATATAAAGCTGATGTTGGAGAATCTTCATAATACTACATGGAAAGCTGAAGACGATTTAGTAAGTTTAAACTTAGGCAAATGGCAAAGAAATGCTATGCATATGGTTTATAATGTAGGTTATGGAGATGTCAAGATAGGAACAGACCTTGTTACTAAGGCGTATAGTTCTATGTTTGAGGACCCAGATTCTTCATATTATATTGGAGTGGGTAATGAGGTGGATATGTTTACTGTGTACAATGCATTTACGCAGCTAATTAGTAATGACAAGGGTAAAGATTTGATGAATAGAGCAGAGAAGACTCTATTACTAAGAAACATATTAAACTTCTAATTAATGTTAGTAATTAAGAGAGACAAAAAAGTAGAACCTTTCGACGTTAATAAGATTGATGCCGCAATTACTAAGGCATTTAACGCTGTTAACGAGCCAATTGATTCTGATATTCTTCAGGATATTAAAGATGAGTTGTATATTAACAACATAGTTTCAGTTGAGGAGCTTCAAGACCAGTTAGAGAAAGCTCTTATGGCATGTGATTATTATGATGTTGCTAAGGCATTCATCTTGTACAGGCGTAAAAGGGCAGAGAGCAGGGCTTTAAATGAAAAGAAACAATTCATTAAAGACTATGCTAAAGCCAAGAATGCCGCAACTGGTAGTAAATACGATGCTAATGCTAATGTTACCGAGAAGAACATCGTAACCTTAAATGGAGAATTGTTCAAAGGTGATGTTATTAAGGTAAATCGTGCAATTCTTACTGATAAAATCAGAGAGTTATATGGAGAGGAGCTAGCTAAGGAATATATCCGTATGCTGGAACAACATTTACTTTATAAGCATGATGAAACATCGATTATGCCCTACTGCGTGGCTATCACTATGTATCCCTTTCTATTGGAGGGGTTACAGCCAATTGGAGGTTTGTCTGCCAGACCCAAGAACCTGGATTCTTTCTGTGGCATGTTCGTTAATCTGGTATTTGCGATTAGTTCTCAATTTGCAGGTGCAGTAGCAACTGGAGAGTTTCTAATGTACTTTGATTACTTTGCTCGTAAAGAGTGGGGTGATGATTACTGGAAACGTCCAGAGGAAATGGTTGACAAACACAGAAATATTGACAAGACGTTAGAGCAGAAGTTCCAGCAGATTGTATATTCAATCAATCAGCCAGCAGCTGCTCGTAACTTCCAATCAGTATTCTGGAATATCAGTTATTTTGATAAGAACTACTTTGAAGGTATCTTTGGAGAGTTCTATTTCCCAGACGGTACACAACCTCAATGGGAATCTCTTAGTTGGTTGCAGAAGAAATTTGCTAAATGGTTTAATGAGGAACGTACTAAGTGTATTCTTACATTCCCTGTTGAGACCATGGCGCTTCTAACTAACGGAGAGGATGTTGTTGATGAAGAGTATGCAGACTTTACAGCAGAGATGTATAGCAAAGGACACTCGTTCTTTACTTATATGTCCGATAGTCCTGATTCCTTATCTTCCTGTTGCAGACTTCGTAATGAGGTTACTGATAATCAATTCAGTTATTCTCTTGGAGCTGGTGGTATTGCTACTGGTAGTAAGTCAGTAATGACCTTAAATATCAATAGGCTAGTTCAGGATGTAGTTAATAATGGGTATGATATGATTGAGTATTTGCGTGAGAATGTGAAGAAAGTTCATAAGTTCCAAACAGCATATAATGAATTGCTTAAAGACTATTTAAAAGACGGGTTGCTTACTGTATATACAGCTGGATTCATTGATATGAAGAAGCAGTATTTGACTATAGGTGTTAATGGAGTTATTGAGGCTGCGGAGTTCTTAGGAATCCCAGTTAATGATAATCCAACTTATAGAGAGTTTATGCAATCTATCCTTAAAACTATCAGTGATGAAAATCGTAAAGCGAGAACTAAGGAGTTAATGTTTAACACAGAATTTGTGCCTAAAACTTGTGGGCACGTTAAACCCAATCTAATTGACTTGGAACCACTACGTGAGAATCGTAGGCAACAGGGGGCAAGCGTAATGGCAGCCTGAACGACTAAACGAATGGGACTCTCATTGCTGAGAGTGTGCGATAGTCTGCACTACATGGTGACATGTAGAGGAAATCTGAAGTGATTTCCCACCTAGTACATTTGTTTTGTTGGTGGAAATGTAGTATCTTTGTGTATTAACTTTAATAGAAGGAACACTAACATGAAGAGAAGCAATTCACTAAAAGAAACTAAATGCACAGCTTGTGATGCTGAAGCATTCGCAAGATTCGAGGGAGTACCTTACTGCAAGAAACACTATATGCAGATGTATCATAAGGGTAAGATTACCACAAGAACAATCTATGACCCTAATGAGTACATTTTACATGATGACTATGCTGAATGCATTACTTATGATAAGGAAGGCAATGAGACAGCAAGAGTTAAAGTGAATTTAGATAAGGTAGAAGAGCTGAAACAGTATAAAGTATACATTCGTAAACAGGGTGGAGATACTTGGTATGCTGCTATAAGCGTAAATGGTAAGAAGGTATTACTTCATAGATACTTAATGGGAGTACACGAAGGGGAGTATTCAATCAAATGTGTAGTTGACCATATAAATGGTGATAAACTAGACGATAGATTGGAGAATCTTAGAGTGTGTGAGCACAAGGATAACATGAAGAACATACGTAAGGGTGGTAAAGTAATTGGAGTTAACCAGTTAAGGAATGGCAAATGGGTAGCACGTATAATGCACAACTACCAAACCATCAACTTGGGAAACTACGATAATGAACAAGACGCCATCATTGCTAGACTTACCAAAGAACTCGAATTATGTGGGGATTATGGTCCCAACAAGGACTTATATCATTTACTAGGTCACTGCTCCAATGCTAGGGAGCAGGCGTAACAGAAGGGCAGAGAACCTTGGGGTTAAACATGCTAATTGGGACAGGAAAGCAGGTTATGTAGTTCCTAGAGATTGCTATAATAGCTATTTCTATGCTGTTGAAGACACATCTCTTACCGTACTTGACAAGTTCAAATTACATGGCAAGGAATATGTACAATACTTAGACGGAGGTAGTGCATTGCATATGAATCTCGATGAACATCTTAGTAAGGAACAGTATCGTAACTTGTTGAGAGTGGCAGCAGTCAATGGTACTAATTATTTCACATTTAATATTCCAAATACTATTTGTAATGATTGTGGACATATTGATAAAAGGTATCTTAAGGAATGTCCAAAATGTGGGAGTAAGAACGTTGATTATGCTACTAGAGTTATTGGTTATTTGAAACGTATTAGTAACTTTAGCCAAGCAAGGCAAGAGGAAGCTAGTAGAAGATTTTATACTCATGCTTAAATATGTAGGTTTCGATATAGTCTTCAGGGAAATTCCTGATGAGACTACACTAGCCATAAACATATCCAATTGTCCATGTCATTGTAAGGGCTGTCATAGCTCTTACTTGGCAGGAGACGTTGGGGAAGTCCTGACTATTACTAGAATAGAGAAGCTTATTAATGAGAATAAGGGAATTACTGCCATTTGCTTTATGGGTGGCGATAACGACCCTAGGCTCATTAATCACTATGCTGGATTAGTAAGGACGTTAACTACCACTAAAACGGCTGATAAGTTTACTATTCATAAGGAAATTAGGTTTCCCAAAGTAACCATTCCTGCCGAAACAGAAATGGAATGGCAGCAAACAGTACCACTTGATATAAAGATTGGGTGGTATAGTGGTAGAGCTACATTGGCAGATGAAATTGATTTGTACAATTTCGATTACATCAAGTTAGGACCTTACATAGAGGAATGTGGACCACTTGATAATCCAAATACCAATCAGAGATTATATAAAACGATAATGACTGATGACGGTCCTAAATTAAAGGATATTACCTTTAGATTTTGGAATAGAGAACTATGAGTACAATAGCTTGGTCAGACGAACAGCTATATGCTATAGATAGAATGATTAGGTTTTTAGATAGTCCAGATAGGATATTAGTTCTTACTGGCTATGCAGGAGTAGGTAAGACAGCTGTTATGAATGAATTTGTACAATATCTAGATAGTACTAGAGGTTGTAGATTCTTTAAGTTGTGTGCTCCTACTCATAAAGCCAAAGCAGTACTTGAAATGGCTACTGGCTATAGAGCTACTACATTACATAAACTGCTAGCACTTTCCCCTAAACTGGATATATTTAATTTAGACTATAAAGACTTGAAGTTCTATTCCGATGGTATGGGAGACATTCCAAACAAAGGACTAATAATCATTGATGAGGCATCTATGGTTAGTGATGAACTTTATGATTTACTTGTAGACTATTGTGAAACACATCAGTGCAAAATCTTATTTATAGGGGATGTTGCACAGATTGCCCCAGTTAAGAACGGAGGTCTTAGTAAAGTGTTTAGTCATGAAAATGTTGTCCGTCTAACCAAGATATTTAGGCAAGACGAGAATACAGCATTAGCACCAATATTATTAACATTAAGAGAGAATCCTATATCTAAATTCGAAACTCGAATGGGAGAGAAGGGTTCTCTCATTTGTTATAATGACACTAAGCAGTTTATGGTTGATGCAGCTAATAAGATTAATCATGGAATAAAGCATAATGATGTAAATTATACTAAGCTGATAGCTTATACTAATAAGCGAGTTAAAGGATTCAATGATTGTATACGCAGAATACTATACAATGACAATGAACCTTATCATAAATTCGAGTTTCTAATTGGCTGTGAGAACTTTGAATATAATGGAGAAATGTTCTTTAACTCTTCAGACTATATAATTACAAGCATTAGAAGAACCACTAGGAATGTACCTCATTTTACTAGACTTCCAGGGTTCGAATTGGGGTTATATGATAGCGTTGATAGACGGCTATTAGACGTATTCATAATAGACCCAACAGACATAAATCCAGACTACCTGCAAACTTTGGCACAACAGATTGAGTCTATAAGGCTAGATGCTATACAGGCGAAAAGGTGGGGTAATAGAACTAAATCTGGATATTTATGGGGTAAGTATTTTGACATGACTAAGTCCTTTGCAACCCCAGTACCACTGTTATTTGATAATAGAGTAATTAAGCCACAAACTTTTGATTATGGATACGCCATAACAGCACATAGGAGTCAAGGCAGCTCTTACAATAATGTGTTTGTAGATACCGGTAATCTTAAGTTGGATAGAGACTTATTAGAACTACGACAGCTTCAATATGTATCTTTATCAAGAACTAAAACAGATGCTTATGTATTGACTTAATACCTATGAATTACTCAGATTTTGTAAACGAAGCTCTATGTAGAGGATTTGAACATCCAGAACGATTATACATGGTAGCTTATAAACTAGACATGCCAGAAGTATACACTCTTTGTACAGAGGAAGAAAGTATATGGCCAGGAATATATGAATATCATATAAATGGTAAGATATTCTACATATTAACTGAACACGAGGCATGTAGAATCGTTGATAACTATCGTAGAATGTTAGCTAGCAAATTAGCTGACCAGTCGATAGATAATGCCATTACTAGAATCACTGATGAGGAAATGGCAGCAGCTTACTATAATGACATATTTGATGTATTTGATGTTGTTCAAGAAGTAGAGCTGGAACTAGATGGAATATTATTTCCTAAATACTATATTGTTGAATGCTAACATTTAAGTATGTTTATGATAGCCAACGTCCTGATGCATTTAAGGACGCACTATCAACAATGAACGGTTACGTATTTAATTTTGAAACTTATGACGTGAATCATTATAAGGAACGCAAGAAGGCTTTCAAGATTAAAGGGAGCTGTAGTGCTAGAGAGAATCCTTTCTTGGCTGTATATGATGATAACGATACATTAATCAAAGCTTTCTATACAGAAGCTGGTGAATGTAATGCAAATCATGTACATACTTGGCTGCAAGACTACTTTGCTACCAATGGTAAGAAGGGCTTTATGACTATCACCAAAGTGTTGGGAACCAATAACGTTAGAATTGAAGAAGGTCATAAGGAGTCTGGATATACTAAAGCATTTATAGAAGGTGCTCCTTTAGAACTTAATTCGAATGATAGATGGTTCAAGACATCTAATGTAATTGAGATTGACTGGGAGAATAAAAGATTCACAACTATAAACTCAATTTATTCATTTACGTTCAATGAAAGTTCAAGTAATTAATCTATCGAATAACAAACTTCCCCAGTATGAAACTCCTATGTCAGCAGGCATGGATATACGTGCAGACTTCAGTAGAGTAACAGTTGACAATCCTATTAAAGCTTATGGTGATTGCGAAGTTGTGTTTGCATCACCTAAAATGGACGGCAATAAAGTAACTATGCTGCGTCTTGACCCAGGAGCTAGAGCACTTATCCCGACTGGATTAAAGATTGCTCTCCCCACTACTGATTCAGATTGCGAGTTTATTTATGAGTGCCAAGTAAGACCTAGGAGTGGCTTAGCTTTAAAGAAGGGAATTACTGTATTAAATACACCTGGCACTGTAGATGCAGATTATAGGAATGAAATACACGTTATTCTTATTAATCAAGGACATGAAGCAGTATGGATTGAGGATAAAGAACGTATAGCTCAATTGGTATTCACAACTGTAGCTAAGGCTGAATGGGAAGAAGTTGCTAGATTAGATGAAACAGAGCGTAAAGGTGGATTTGGGCATACTGGTGAGAAATGATAAGTACAGTAGAAGTAATCGAGAAGAGTAAAGCCATATCCGACATAGGATTGGAAATCCAGACACTTAATAATGCCTATGCTAATCATGCGAAGGCGATGAGTGAGACTATGGAGAAGATTAAGGAATTGAAAGCTAAACAGGACGAATTGGCTAGAAACCTTATTCAAGAGTGTAATAAGCCTTTAACTGTAGATGATTTAGACACTGACGTATAAAACAACAAATTATGAATTACGAAGAATTTGTAGAAACCATTGAGAAAGACGCTGAACAGTATGCTAAATCTTGCGTGTGTGATGCAGATGAACATGACGATGCAGTGGAAGCAATTGCCGCAGATTATATCGAAGGTGCAATGAGGGCTTTTGAAATCTTAAATGGATAAATTAGTAACTAAAGACAACAAGGGTAAAACTAGAGTAGTCGAGATTAGTTGCGAATGGGATGATGCCCAACATGGCTTTGTTATAAGAAGAAAGACTTATCAGTATGGTGGCAAAGTAACTGTGCAGCCAGAGATATGGATATTCCAAGGCAAAGCCAAAAGGACTGTTGCAGAACAGGCTAAGTTAGAGTACAATTCTCATCTAAAGAAGTATACAGATAAGGGTTATAAGCTACTTCCATCCTCTGTTAACATAGAGGATGCGAAGGCAGTTGCAGCATTTGTTGAAGAACACCTAGGTGAGGGTGTTACTGATTCAAATGGATTTAAGAAGCATATGAAAGCCAAGAAGTACGAGGAGGTAGCTACTAAGGTATTTGATAAAATCAAGTACTGGCTAGGTTCTCGTAAGATAGACGGTGTCAGATGTTCTTTCTATCTAAAGGACGGAGAGATAGTATCTGCTAGTCGGGGAGGTGGTGATTATGACGCTTCTACAGTACACCTAAGAACACATCCCAAGATGATAGAGTTATTTAATAAGATGCCAGATTTGGTTCTCGATGGTGAACTTTACATTCACGGTCGAAGCTTGCAGTATATAAGTGGTACAGCAAGATTAGAATCTGGAGAATCCCGCTGCAATGAATTGGAATATTACATCTATGATACCATGGATGCTAATATGACAGCACAGGAAAGGTGGAATTATATATCTGACGAAATAGCTCCTATACTTGGAATTGTGGATTTTGACCCTAATGCTAATTGGAATGAAGATGACCTGAAGGTTAGAATAGTTCCAGAAGAGGAAGTAGTAGGGTGGACTAACATTCAGAAGCTTCATGATAAATATGTCAGCGAAGGGTTTGAAGGTATAGTTATTAGAGACCCGGACAAACCATATAACTATGGAGGACGTACTAATGCCATGATTAAAGTCAAAATGTATCAAGACGACGAGTTTGAGATTGTTGGCTATAGTGACGGATTACGTCCTGAAGATATGGTGTTCATATGTAAGACTCAGGCTGGTAAGGAATTTGAAGCCAAGCCTATGGGACCTAGAGAACTTAAGTATGAATATCTAGACAGAATGGATGAACTTATCGGTAAAATGGCTACTGTCAAGTATTTCTACTACTCTGACGATGGCAGACCATTACAACCAGTACTTAAGTGCATCCGAGACTATGAATAAGTATGAATTACATTGTAGTATATAGGCAGCAAGGCGAACCTAAAATGGAGTTCTTTAAATATCGCGACGAATCAGACGTTGCATATAAAAGAAGTACATTAATTAGGAATGAAGATGATGTGATTGATATTATGCGGAAGCATTATCAACCAGATGATGATGTCTTTGTTATTAGAGAAACACTATTAAATGTAGATGATTTCTCTGATGCAGAGTTAATTAAAATACTATCTAACGCATTGATGTATCTGTGATTAACAAAACTTCAATATCTATAAGCGCTAAGGTGGCAGACTTATTGACTTCTCTGGTAGGGAACACTCTATCAGAGGAGGATAAAAGTCAGCTATATGAAACTGTATTTGATTTCTATAGAGACCTTCTTAGAGGTTATGACAGTGAGACTATTAATGAAATTCAAGAACAATTAAAAGGTGTAATATGGTAAAAGGGAACTTTATAGAAGTAGTAAATTCATTGGAAGCTATCAACTCCAGATGTTTCAAATTGTCTGAAATGGGAATTGATATTGCTGACAGTGATATAGTCAGTAATGCTGAATGTATAGCCATGGCTATATTTAAAGAGAACTATACTGACGAAGGCATAGACTGGATTATGTGGTGGGTTTACGAGAAAGCCGGAGACCCGGATATAAAAGCCTATGACGAAGAGGGTAAAGAAATTATAAGCACATTGGATGAGCTTTACGAATATGTTGAATCATCCTACAAGATTGTTTAATTTTAATTTATAAGATTATGAACGAGACATTTGACTTTGGAGAAGCTCTATCTATGATGAGAGCAGGTATGACAGTTATCAACTTAAGTAAGAGACGTTACAGAATGAAGGAAGGCAATATCATCTGTCTTCCTATATCTGGTTCTAACCAGTACTACGTTGTTACTAAGTGGTTTCCTGATGCCGTTTTAAGTCAAGATTGGAGTCTAGCTGAAGATTAGCTGTAAGCAATTATTGACTAGTTTTGAATGCAATTAAATCAATCACCTAAAATCAATATTAACTATTGCGCTAAGATTGTGGAAATCCACGATTTTACACCACACCCAAATCCTAAGTGCGAGCGTCTTAAATGTGCTCATATAGACGGATATACTATTTCGGTTAGTAAAGATACAGAACCTGGAATGTATGTGTATTTCCCTATAGGATGTGCTATTGACTATTCTTTCTTGTCAGCTAATAACCAGTTCAGACATATTGAGCTGAATGCTGACAAGGAAGCAGCACCTGGGTATTTCGAAGATAACGGAAGAGTGAAGATTATTAAGTTGCAGGGCCATGTTTCAGAAGGATTTATTATGTCTATAGAGTCCATTACTAAATGGATAAGCTCTCTTGGACATACCGAAGCTGTAACTGGAATAGATGCCGGCACTGAATTTGATAGGGTAGGAAACCTGTTTATTTGTAAGAAGTACGTATTAAAGAATAGAACTTCTGGCTCCAGCAATAAAACTAGAACTGGTAAACAGCCTAAAGGGTTGAGCAAGTTAGTTGACAATCAGTTTAGATTCCACTACGATACTATTCTTATTAAGAAGTGTCCATGGATAATTAAGCCAAACGACATTATTAGTATTACTAGTAAAGTTCATGGCACGTCTGGAATATCAGCAGATGTGTTATGCAAAAGGCAATTGAAGTGGAAAGACAAGGTGGCTGGCTGGCTTACCTATGTACCTGACACTGCATACGACTATCTGTGGTCCTCTAGAAAGGTTGTAAAGAACCAATATTATAATAAGGAAGTTAGTGAGGGTTACTATGGCTGTGATGTGTGGGGAGAAGCTCATAAAGTATTACAGCCATTTTTAACTAAAGGATTAACTCTTTATTATGAAATTATAGGCTGGCTTCCTACTGGAGGAGCAATTCAGTCAATGGGAGGTAAAGCTTATGATTATGGTTACGATATGCCGATATGGGACCCTACTACTCAAACTACTCCATATAAGTATAATGTGCATTTTGGTATCAGAGTGTACCGTATTACTTATACTAATCCTGACGGAATAGTGTATGAATTTAGTGCTAGACAAGTGCAACAATGGTGTAAAGATAAGGGCCTCACTCCGGTAACAGAACTGTATTATGGACATGCGAAGGATTTATATCCGGATATATCTGCATCTGAACACTGGAATGAGAATTTCATACAAAGATTAGCCGAGGACAAGAATTTCTTCATGGAAGAACTATCTCCGGAGTGTCACAATGATGTGCCACATGAAGGTATAGTAATTCGTATAGAAGACGGTCTGTCTGGGGCATATAAGTTAAAATGTAATAGATTCTTATTTGCAGAATCTAAAGCATTAGATAAAGGTGAAGTTGATATAGAATCTGACCAATGAACAGGTATATTATAACTTGCATTAATGATTTCGAAACATATAGTGGATATGCTGCATACGCAGAGAGCTTGTTTGATGAAGACATGAACAATGCAGCTGATGCATATGCTTTCGAAATCGCAGTTGGTATAGTTCCAGATTCGTTTATAGTTACTACAGAAGGTTATGAATATCATAACATGACTGAAGAAGCTATAAGACAGGTAGTTGATAGTATCGAGTGGGAAGATTACTACAACTATAAAATTACTCCTTATGAAGGAACAGATGAAGAATTTGATAAACTCGTATTAATATATGATGGAAGACTTAGACAAAGAAATTCGGACTCTAGAGTCGATGAAGGAGAAATTGAACCAGTTCAAGGCTGAGTTCGCTAAAGAAATATTTAAGAAGGCAGATGAAGGAGCTATCTCTAAGGAGGTAGCTCTTGACCTGCTGACTGTCTATGATTTATTACCAGTAGCTCCTTGGATAGAACTTCCTGCTTTCCTGGAAAGCTATGATTACTTTGACAGATATTCAACAATCAAGTATATGAACTACTTAGACATAGCCGATTTCAAGGATGAAGATGGTAATGTATCACAGTATGCCCAATTTCCTGACCTAACGTGGGATGAAGCTATTAATGAACTATATGAGTTCGTTAAAGAGAAGCAAGTAATCGGTTGTGTGTATGACTGGTAAATTGTTATAATATTAGAGAATGGATAATCTGTCACTATTAGCAAACCTTCCAAACCATGTTAATGGTAAGCATCTAAATGTGTATAGGTGGTTAGATGGATGTGGTTGGTCTATTGATGTGGATGGGCATCACTTCGAGAATCATAGTTTTAATCTTTTAGTGCATGAAGTTTTAGAATACTTTAGTTGTTACGAACGTAGCAATGAACATAGTGGCTATGGTCTAAAAGGAAGTAGGAAGAAGATTATTCAGAAAGTTGAACCAGATTATTTTTATTAATGGAAGATTTTAAATTTTATGAAGTAGGTGGTAAGATTAGAGATGAACTCCTAGGTCTTACCAATAAGGATGTTGATTATGTTGCTGTGCCCAGTGAGGAGTTACTGCGTAATATAGAGGAAGCACAATGTTTGGTGGACGGAATCTATCCAAATACTACTAATGCAGTCTTCACTATGTTAGAAAGTCATTTGAGGGAAGAAGGCTTTGAAATCTTCTTAGTAACTCCAGATTGCTATACTATACGTGCTAAGTTCCCAGAAGGATACAAGTATCAAGGTGTGGCAGACTTTGTGATGGCTAGGAAGGAAGTAGGATATGTCCCAGGCACTAGAACTCCCATAGTAGAACCAGGTAACTTGTATGATGATTTATCACGTAGAGATTTCACTGTTAATGCTATGGCTAAAGACCCTGATACTGGAGAAATCATTGACTACTTTTATGGTAAGCATGATATAACGAATGCTTTGATAAGAACTCCCCTCGACCCTGTAACAACATTCGATGATGACCCTCTTAGGATACTTAGAGCCATTAGGTTTGCGGTTACTAAGAGATTCACAATAGAGCAAACAACTTGGCAAGCTATGGTGTTATATGATTATGATTCTAAAATGCCAGTAGTGTCAGAGGAGAGAATTAGAGAGGAACTGATTAAGTGTTTTAGATGTGATACCATTAGAACCTTAACGTATCTTGATTACATTCCAAGACTTAGAGATTATATCTTTAGCAGGACTAATTTATGGCTTAAGCCAACTAACGAGAAATGAGTAGTTATTTATCATTTTACTTAGTGCCTAGGGCACATCCGGAGGAGAAGTTACTACTTCAATCATTTAGTAGGTCTAATGAGGTATATCAGAGATTCTCTGACAATCTCAATATAGCATATGCTGGTAATGAGGAGAAGTATACTAAACTCACTATTAGTGATGTTGAATCAGTAATTCAAGACATTGATGCTGACATTACTAAAGCAGAAACAAGACGTACAGAATACGAGAAATTCTGTTATGGTAATCCCGAATCTATAGAGGAGATAATATCCACTAAAGAGTATATACGAGATTTACAAAGCACAAGAGATTATATATCGTTCATACGGGACGTTTTAACTGATTTAGATTATAGTGGATTCAGTGATGTCTTATGTAATATTGATTAATGGAAACATTTGAGTTTGTAGTAACATCAATAGCAAGAGTGGCACTTAAAGAGCATGTAAAGATTCAGGCAGAAGGTGTCGAGGATGCCATTACTAGAATAGAGGACAACGACTATTATGAAGAAGATGGAGAAATTTTGAGTCGGGAGTATGAGCTGATTGATTACGAAAGCACAGAAGATATAATGGATTGGGAAGATACTGCTGAATATAAACTTAATTCTAAAGAATCTTTATGGACAAGCGAGTATTAATAATTTGTAGAGGTATTCAAGGTTCAGGTAAGTCTACTTGGGCTAAGCAATGGTGTCACGAAGACCCAGAGCACAGAGTAAGATTTAACAATGATGATATTCGTAACATGCTAGGTGATTACTGGGTTCCTAATAGGGAGAAGTTAGTTACTGAAGCTAAAGCTAATATGATAACGTTTGCTTTGATTAAAGGTTACGATGTAGTAGTTGATAATATGAATCTGAATCCCAAAGAGGATGAATGGATTAGAACTCTATGTGCTAATATAGAGAAGGACAAGGGAATACATGTTGATATAGAGTATAAGGACTTTTGGACTCCTGTTGAAGAATGTATTCACCGCGATGCTATGAGACCTAATCCTATTGGAGAGAAGGTTATTAGGCAAACTTGGAGACGTTATAAGGACTTCATAATCCATGAAGAAATTATGGCAGCCAAAGCTAAGTCATTAGTTCAAGATACTAACCTACCAGCAGCAATCATTGTAGATATGGATGCAACTGTATGTTTGAATACTAGTGGCCGTCCCTTCTACGGAGAAGGTGCAGCTGAAGGTATGCTTACTGATGAGCCTATTACTCCTGTCATTGAGCTTATTAGAAACTTCTGTGATAATTATCCTGCTAAGTTAATAATTCTAACTGGTAGAGAGGATACTCCTGAAGTTCGTAAAGCTACGGAACAGTGGTTAGAGAACAATTGGTTGCATCCTGACATACTTCTCATGCGTCCTGCTAAGAGCTTTACTGCTGGTCCTATATGTAAGAAGAAACTGTATGAGGATAATATCAAAGGCAAGTTCTATATACCTTTCGTACTTGAAGACAATTGTAAGTGTGTGGAGATGTGGAGAAATGAAGGCTTGATTTGTCTACAACCGAATGAGGGTAAGTTCTAATGGCAATACTTGTAGGACAACTGATTGAAATTCTCCAAAGGTATGACCGAGACAGAGAAGTAACTATACATACTCTTAAAGGAGAAACTGTCGAAGTTAACGGATACTTCGTACAAAGAGATTTAAACGACAATGCATTTTATTTGACAGATTTAGATGTAGTTCCAAATGACTGATTTAGAGAAACGATTTCTAAAGAACACTGATGACACTGGTAGGTTTATATATCAATCATTAGTGACTGGTAGGAAATACTATGTTGAACCAATTGGAGGACATTCAGATTGGGGAGATATCAATCCCGCTACTAAGAAGGTAGAGGGAGATTATGGTGAGAAGTATAAGGGCAGTGTAAGTGAGAAGGAATCAATGATTACACCAGAGAATGGATTTGTACTTATTGAAACCTTAGAACCTGGAGTATCACCATTATCAGTAATTGAAGAAAGGGATAAGCGATATGAACAAATGGCTAAGAAGTAATTTCGATGATTCTACTATACGCAATTTGCTTGCTATGGCAGCACCTTGGATGTTAATAGGAATGATAGTTGGGCTTGTAGCTCTGTTTGCATGTCCTGCTTTAATGGCAGAATGTTTCTGTTTAGCTCTGTTCTTCATTACCATAGACAGGTATTACGAAATTAAAGACGAGAAGAATGGTAATAGATAATTTTGACCAAATACTAGACATTCTGGAATTTAATAATTCAGATGAGTTCTATTTCTTGCAAATTATACAACGCAAGAAAGACGGCTGTGTTACTGATACTGGTAATAACGGATATAGGACCGTTAAAACTTACTATATATTCAGTAGGGAACAGCTAGAGCGCAAAAGAGCTAAAATTACTGAATTGTGCCAGAGTAATCATGCAAGAGCATACATTACCTTGAATAGACGTAATGCTGAAGAAGTGGCATGTACTGCTATACAAGAGTATGCCAAACTAATCCAAGAAGGCAACTGCTATCAAGGATATCGCATTTGGGATTCATCTTGTGGGCATACTAGAGCTAGAGGCTACAAGCCACTATGGGTTGTGGATGTTGATAGTAAGGACGAGAACTATCTTAACACAATCATAGAAATTGTTAATAGTTGTAGAGGTGCACAAGACATCAAAGTTAAACATGTAATTCCAACTGCACATGGTTATCATCTTATAACGATAGGGTTCGATACTAATCAGTTCGCTCAACAGTTAGCTATTAGGAATCTGGATTCTATAGATATACAGAAAGATAACCCAACGTTGCTGTATTTCGATACAGCTGATTAAGACTCGGTGACGAGGTCTGTGGACAGATTACTTATTATTAATTCTAACAGCTATTAATTAATGAGTAATTTACCAGCTGGAGCAGAACGTGACCCATTTGCTCCTTATAATGTAGAAGAGAAAGTCTTCAAAGTTGACATAAATGCTAAGGGATTAGCATGGTATGAATATTACGGACATTTGGATATAGATGAAGCCATAGAAGCTATTAAGAGCAGAATACAAGCCGCACTTAGTAGCTTAGGAGATGTTGATATTAGTACTGTTGATATTGAGGTTTCATGATATATCTAGTCAGTAATCAAAGGTCACTATTTGAAACTGACGCTTATAAGGAATTATCTCTATCTGATGCTATAGACATGATTATGCCACATAGTTGGGTAGAATATGATTCAGAAACTGCTGGTTTAGACCCCTATACAAAACCATTACTGTGTACTCAGTATGGTTTAGGGGAAGACCAAATAGTCGTTGACAATGTAACTATTCCAATTGAGAAGCTTAAATGTGTCCTTGAAGACCCTACTAAGACTTTCTTAGGTTGGAATATTGCATTTGATTTAAGGTTTTTATATCACCATAAAATAGTTCCTTATAATGTATGGGATGGAATGATTGCTGAGAAGTTACTCTATCTTGGCTATCCTCCCCAGTTTCATAGTCTTTCTTTAAAAGCGGCAGCTGATAACTATCTTGGTATAGATATTGATAAAACTGTTCGAGGGCAGATTATCACTCAAGGATTAACCATACCAGTGGTACAATATGCTGCTGGTGATGTTATGTATCTTACTAAGATTAAAGAGAAGCAAGATGCAGAATTAGAGAAGAAGGAATTAACTAAAGCTGCCGAATTTGAAATGAAGTTTACCCCAGTAATTGCCTATATGGAATATTGTGGAGCTAAACTTGACCCAGTAAAATGGAAGCAGAAAATGATTCGAGATAAGGAGGAAGTTAATAAAGCAGAAGCTAAGCTTAACGAGTGGGTTGAAAATTATTATAATGAACATAAATCTTCTGAAGGCTATATTAGAGCCTGCACAGAGGAAGTGGACATTATGCATGAGAATCAACTATTTGACAAAGTAGGCCCTCATATGGGACAAATAAAGAGGGTTTGTAATCCACAAACTGGGCTAATTCATTATGAATATGACAAACCTTTCCCATATGTTACCAAGAATCTACAAGGCGATTTGTTCAGTGGATTTGATGCTTCAGCTAAGTGTAACATTAACTGGTCTAGTAGTCAACAAGTAGTTCCACTATTTGAAATGTTGGGACTTAATTGTACTACCATTGATGCTAAAACTAAGCAGAAGAAGAAATCTGCTGATATTAAGTTGATAAAGCCACAAGCACATAAGTGTAGTATAGTTCCTCTTTATGTAGAATATAAGAAGGCTAAAATTCTAGTTGATACCTTTGGACAGAAGTTCATAGATAAAATTAATCCAGTAAGTGGTAGGATTCATCCAGACTATTTTCAATTAGGAGCTGATACTGGGCGGTTATCCGCTACTAACCCGTCTTTAATGAATTTGCCGCATGACCCATTTACTAGGTCGTGTTTCATTTCTGATACTGGGTATAAATGGATTAGTTGTGATTATAAAGGACAGGAGTCTTTCTTAATGGCATCTATTGCCAATGATAAGGCGATGTTGGAAGAGCTTATCTATGGTAGTGGTGACTTACACAGTCTAACTGCCAGAATAGTATTTACAGACATCCCCGATGACACTCCACTATCTGAAGTTAAAGCTAAATATAAACCTCTTAGAGATGCTGCTAAAGGGTATGAATTTTGTTTTAATTATGGTGGAGATTGGAACACTTTAATGAAGAATTATGGTCTTACTAAGGCAAGAGCTCAAGAAGTATATAATAACTATATGTCTGGTTTCTCTGGACTAAAGAGATATCAGGAGTTTAGGAGAGAAGATGTCCTTGATAAGGGATATATCCTTCTTAATCCTATTACTAAGCATAAGGCATTTATATATGACTGGGACAATCTGTGTAAAATCGACGGTGAACTTGGGTCTCCTGAAGCTAAGTATATGCTAGGGCGTAGTGGGGACAATTATTATAAAACAAGCTCACAGCATTTGAGAAGAAGGTTATCTGATTCCATGAAGCAATCTATTAACTATCCGATACAACATGCTGGTTCTATGTGTTTCAAGTTGTCTGCAATTAAGTTCTTCAATTGGCTAAGGAAGAACAATCTGCTATTTATAGTTAAATATTGTGTTCCCGTACATGATGAACATAATGTTGAAGCACCGGATGATATTGCTGAAGAAGTAGGTAATGTACTAGTTAAATGTATGGAAAGTGGAGGCGAACCATTTTGTGTACGTGCTCATTTAGGTGCTGATATATCAATTGAAGACCATTGGGTACATTAATATGATTGAAGTTGAAAGAAAGTATTTAGTGAAAAACAATAGCTATAAGATGCAGGCTCAAAGAGCAGGATTGATAGTCCAGGGTTATCTTGGAGACAATCCTCTCTCTGAAACTAGGATAGCTATTAGGGACAATCATGGTTGGCTATTTATTAAAGCTAAGGGAACCCTTAGTCGTTTTGAATGGCAACAAGAAATCCCATTGTATGAAGCACAGGAGCTTCTAAAGTTCTGTCCTAATATTATCCGTAAGGTACGCTACATAGTATATCACATGGGTAACAAATGGGAAATTGATGAGTTCTTAGGAGAGAATGAAGGGTTAGTAATTGCCGAGTGTGAGTTATCACAGGCAACTCTCAACCCTCCTCTGCCTGATTTTGTAGGAGAAGAGGTTACAGAAGATACTAAGTATTATAACTATAACCTCGCGTCTAACCCTTATATGAACTGGGACGATGACTCTGAATGATTTAGAGAATACAATGGTTGTTCAGATGAGAAATCAACAACTGTATCTAGTAATCACTGATTGCTTACCGCCTGATGCTTCTGAGAATAAAGACATTGTATTCTTGAGCCGGGGTGGCTATATGCAAGGTACATCATATACTTTTAATATGCTCATGAATACTGATAATGAACTTTATCGGGAATGGGACATAATGAAGGTATTTAAGAGAGTGTACAGTAACTTTGACCAAAATCACAGAGCGCCTTACAGTTTAAAACATCTTGAAAGTGCACTTGATTTGGTATGTATATGGGATAGAGAGAAAGATGCCTGTCAAGAGGAGGAGATAGTCAATGATAATGACTTTGTCTCCGAACAAGATGAATATAGTTCTAAAGAAGTAAAATTCTATTAATGGCTTATTTCGTTGAAGCTGATGACGGGTTTGCAATTAATTTAGACGCAGTTGCTTACTTCAATGATGAATTTGTAAGGTTTGTTAACGATTGGAAGATGGAGATAAGTACCAAAACTTATCATCTACTAAGAGATTATGTTCATTGCAAATCTAAAGAAGTAGAATTAAAGCTTAATGCGCCTAATCAAACCGAAAGTAGAACTTATTAACCAGGAACCAGGTGTTGAAGGTCTATTCAAACACATGGAACTGTGTGCAAGGACTTGTTATAAGTCTGAAGACAAGATAACAGAAGACAGTGCTAAGAAGTTTATTAATAATGTCATTATAGCTAGAGGACATACTGCTATGCTAGAGCATGGTACTGTATATCTCATGATTGATTGCTCTGGAAGGCTGCTTGATGTTGCAAATAAGTATGTCAACAACAAGTATTCCGAATGGACCTTACATCCTGATGGAGTGCATTATTGTATCACGACCAACTATAGAGTGTTACTCCAAAATGGTTGGCTTGAGGACTTGCAATACTTGTGTGAACCTACAGAATATCACGTTAAACGTGTCACTGTAAGGTTTATATGTGATATGGGAGTTGCTAGAGAGTTCTGTAGACACAGACTATTTAGCTTCGCTCAAGAAAGTACTAGGTATTGCAATTACTCTAAGGCTAAGTTTGGTAAGGAATTAAATTGTATAATACCGTGCTGGTATAAGAATATGTTCGAGGGTAATTCATATAATATAGAACTATGTCATACTTATGACTTAACTATATCTGAAGGATTGTCTCGAACTGAAGCTGCATGGATACAAGCTATGTGTGAGGCAGAAAGTACATATTTCGGATTGTTGACAGAGGGCGAGCCTGCTCAACAAGCTAGAAATGTACTACCTTTAGCATTAAAGACAGAATTAATAATGACTGGCACTGTTGAACAATGGATAGAGTTCTTGAAATTGAGATGTGCAAATGATGCTCATCCGCAGGCAAGAGAACTTGCAATTGAATTACGAGATAGATTACTGTTGGATGACTATATAGATATTGATGCAGAAGGGAATCTACAAGTATCGAACAGATACTAGGAGATATAAGCGAGAACTTCATAAGGAAGAGGCAAAACTCCTAGACTACAAGATGCACTTAGTTATCAGATTTGTATTATTCTTAAAGTATCTAATCACATTCAGAATGCAGGACGCTAAAGACGCACTAGACATGGACAAGGAATTGTCGAAAGAGGAAGAAGCATTGCTAAGGAAACATCTTGCTAACTTCCTAAGAAGAGAACCATATGTTAGACCTTATCCTAAAATAGGTCGTAATGCCCCTTGCCCATGCGGCAGTGGCAAGAAATATAAACATTGTTGTGGTCGTTAAAAACTTTAGCGACGGAACAGTAGTAGAGATAGATAGAGGTCGATTTGATGATTGGTGCATTTACATCGCCGGAACATGTAATAGACATGCTCCTAAAGATGTCGCATATTTTACCGTAGTACGAGGTTTCGGCAAAAGATATGGAGTTGACAAAGTATATGCTGATTTTATTAGTATTTACGACAAAACTTCCAAATCATTAGACCGGTCAGTTCTAGACCATATAGAAACTCTGTCGAAAGACTATGGCGAATATTCAAACAAATTTGCTATAGTCTTTACTATAATATATTTAGGTATGGTTGCCGAAGAGAACAAATTGGGTACAAAATTAGGGAAGAGAATTAAACGATTAGGTATTCATCAAGTATTGTATGATAGATATTCTCCTGCGGCAGCTGCTAGTTTCAGTAGAGGTCTGCCTTGGATTAGGATTGACAATGAATGTAAATTAAGAGGATTTTAATATGACAGATAAGTTTAAATTTGACCCAGAGCATACGTTCTTTACGTCAGATACACATTTTGGTCATGCTAACATTATCAATCTGTGCAATCGTCCATTTAAGGATGTAAACCATATGAATGATATGTTAGTTGAGAACTGGAATAGTGTGGTCTCTGACGATGATACAGTCTTCCATTTGGGAGATTTTGCTCTAGGTGGTAGTGCAGTATGGAGTAATGTTTTGTCTCGTCTGAAAGGCAAGATTTACCTCATACTGGGAAACCATGACAGGAAGAATATAAGACAAGGTTACATGGGTAAGTTTGAGATAGTGGTCCCCCAAATGCAGATTTCGATAGAGACTCGTAGTATATACTTAAATCACTATCCATTTCTGTGTTATGGTGGAATATATCGTAAACCAGAGGATGCTGTATGGCAGTTATTTGGACATGTACATTCAGGCCCAAATAGTGCTGGAGCTGATGCAGCTAGACTGCCTTATTTACTTCCAACCCAGTATGATGTAGGAGTTGATAATAATAATTACACTCCTGTATCTTATGCTCAAGTTAAATGTATAATTAATAAGCAAGTGAATGAAGCGCAGGAATCTTAGTGGGATATTCATCTTCGATAAGTTAGAAGGAGAGGAGAAGCCTACTCCTACTTGTCTCGAAGATTGCACTCCAGAGACTAGGCTTAAATGGCTAGAGGGACTGGAGAAAGGAGCTCTCATAAATTGCATAGAGCATTTGTGTGAGACTATCAACGAATTTAGTGAATTGTTGGACATTTATAAAGAATAAGTATTATGGCTAAAATTATTAGTAGCAGAAAGAAGTATGTTCCAGTTAAGGACTTAAAGGTGTATCCTAGTAATAAGGAAACTATTGAAGTAATTCCCGATGATGGATTCAATGGAGCTCATCGTTACCGTGCTCAAATGTGTGCTGGTTTTGTTAATGGCAAAACCAAGTATGTGGATGCTACTGACACAATTCAGTTTGTTCACAAGCACGAAGACGGTACAGTAACTCCAGGGTGGCAATCAGAACAACTTGCCCTTATCCTGCTTGACAGAGTAAAGAAGTTGAATGAGAAGTTCCCTTGTGAGCAAAATGCTAAACAAGTTGCTGCTCTAGAAGCTTACCTTGACGCTTGTAAGGAGAGAATTGATGACAGGCTTAACCGTAACGTAATGGGAGACTTGAAGGAATGAAAGTTGAAGTGAATAGAAATGACGAAATGCCAAAAGCAGGAGACCTAGTAATAGACGAGCTTGGAAATATTGGCATCCTAATGCACAATGGTTATATTTGGCTTCTTAAGCATTCAGGAAAGCCTGTAGATGTTCCAACCCTAGTAAGTTACACTGATTCCGACAAATTGTACAAGTTTGGGGGAACTGTGACTCTTAGTAATGATTAAGACTTATTACTATGCAATAGATAAAGATGGGCAGGGTTGGTATTATGACAACCCGCCTATCTTTGACGGTGAAAGCTGGAATGTGGACCCTACGTATGACTGCTTAGAATGTATGGGAGCTGTTAATGATTTACATCCTGCAAATCTATTTAGCTTTCCAATTCCGGAAGATATGACGTATGAAGATGAACCTATAAAATTTGAAATATGTCTAAAGTAGTTACAGTTCACGGGCATACTCTAGAATTAGATATGGGGCCTTCTTGTCCAAATCCTGGGATAAGAAGACAGCTGGATGCTAAAGGTGAGCCTTACATGTGCACATCTGACCTGACCACTTGGATAGGGATAGACGGGGATTGGTATCGTACATACAAACCTAGTATAACCTTAGAGTGGCCTGGTATTTTAGAACTGGCTGAAACTGAAGAGGAGTTATTAGATTATTTAGAGGACGTATCTGAATTTACTAGAAATGAGAAAGGAAATAACTAATCCTGTAGGTAAGTGGTGGGTCGTTGCCAATAGAAGTGGAGACCTTCATGTAACTGATGGTGACATGCCGGAGAGAGCTGGCAGCGGTTGGCAAGGAATGAATAACTACTATCTGTGGACTTCTGCTACAGATGATGTATTTAAAGACTGTGTTATTCCAGCTACTACATTTGATAAAGGCCCACTACAATTTGAGATTGATGAACAGTTAAACACAACTTGGTATAAAGAATGAAACGATTTTGGTGTTGTAGAGACTTAGAAGGAGCTGCTAACGAGGAAGTATTTCTGTTTGTTGGAGAAGAACCACCAATTATGGACGATGATGGTGAGTGGGTAGACCCAAGAAAAGAAGGTCTGTTTTGGTCGGAAGAAGACTTCAATTTTGACTTCGATAAACTTCTAGGAACCGTTAAGTTCCCTGAGTTAAATAAAGGTGAACGGATTGAGATGAATCTTCAGTTTGAATTTGGAATTAAGTAACTATGCGTTATTGGTATTGTATAGACAACAACGGCAATAAGTGGCTTTACGAAGGGTCAGTGGCTCCAGTTAAATATGATGATGAATGGAATACTTCTGATGAAGAGACAGATGACTCTACTTGGATAGGAGAGTTCGATTTAAGAGCTACCTATGGTGTAGGTTTTGTTGAATCACTTCCAGATATTGCTAATGGTGAGATGACTGAAATACGGATTAAATATACAGCCGAGAAATGCGAATAGGAGTTACATCTGATTTACACGGAGTACTTCCCGCAGTTGAAGAATGTGATATATTTCTCATCTGTGGAGATATCATGCCGTTAAATATACAACTAAACATGCCTAAATCTAGGCTATGGCTTCAAAATACGTTTATTCCATGGGCTAATGGGTTACCATGTAAACATGTAGTATTCATAGCTGGTAATCATGACTTCTGGTTTGAAAGAAATGGAGGTTTGGAACCAGATATGTACAACATGTTTCATAAGCCTACTGACGGCAAATTGGTGTATTTACATAATAAGTCTTGGGAATACGAGCATGAAATCGAGCCAGGAGTATTCAAGAAGTTTAAAATCTTCGGAACTCCCTACTGTAAGCAATTTGGTAATTGGGCGTTCATGAGAGAGCCTGAACGCCTGGAAGCTAAGTATGCTCATATGCCTAGTGATTGTGATATTCTTATATCTCACGATGCTCCTAGACTACTTGGGCTAGGTGAGATACATGAAGGAGCGTGGGCAGGAGAAGATGCGGGTAATACATGGTTAGCCGATGAAATCATGCGTAAACAACCTAAACATTGTTTCTGCGGACACATTCACAGTGGATGTCATGGAATACAGGAATTTAATGGCATGAAGTTCTCTAACGTATCGTTAGTAAATGAAGATTATGTAGTTTCTTACAAACCTCTATATTTGAATGTTTAAAAGGATGCCAACTGAAAAGGTAGTTTATACATCTGGCGGCTCTAGCCTATTAACTGCTATAGCCATAATATTTGTAATTCTTAAATTAACAGGAACAACTGCTGTTGCAACATGGTCATGGTGGTGGGTACTTGCTCCATTATGGCTGCCAGTAGTCTTCGCTATAGGTATTGTATTAGTGTTACTTCTAATACTGCTAATAGTTGCCGCAATAGCAGCGTGTTCTAAATAAAGTATGGATAAGATTTTATTAATTGTAGACCCACAGGTGGATTTCATCAGTGGGTCTTTAGCTGTGGAAGGAGCTAAGGAGAAGATAGATGCTCTTGCTAGTGCATTACAGAACGGTGAAATTGACTGTGACTATGTAATGGTTACTAAGGACTTTCACCCATCTAACCACTGCTCCTTTAAAGAGAACGGAGGCCAATGGCCTCCACATTGTGTTAAAGGTACTACTGGTAGTTGTATATATGCCCCACTATGGAGTGTAATATGCAACTACGCCTATCGTAAAGATACAGACATCTTTATTAAAGGAGATAGTCCTGACAAAGAAGAGTATAGTATCTTTGATAATCTAGAAAGTCTTTCTGTTATATCAGACATATTACTTGATTTTGAGTCTGACCCAGACAATGAGATTAGAGTAGTTGGTATAGCTGGTGATTATTGTGTGCATGAAACTATATGTGACTTGATAGCTATGGGCTATAAAGATAACATTGTAGTAGACACTAAGTATATTGCATCCATAGATGGTGGAGATAAACTTGCTAATTTAATTAAAAACTGTGGTTTAAAATGGGATTAATTTATTCAGTATCGGTTTTGTTCTTCACATTCATGATATTTAGAATGTATCTAAAGAAGGACATTAGACCCTATATGACAAGTAGAGTGGTTACTTTACTCACAATTCTAGGGTTGTTGCCTTATGTAAATACGGTAATTATAATTGCAACTCTCGGTGATGCTGTTGTTAAATTCAATGAATA